GGTGTGTTGTTACCGATAGGACGAGATATAATCTTGTGAGGATTAATGCCATTATCCATTAGAAACTCAAAATCTGCATCTGTCATATTACGAGCTGTGCAAACTAAAACATAATCGCCACGCTTAGAACGCTTGTTGATTTGCTGTGCTAATGGCAAAACGCTATCACCAAAAATCTTTTCAGGTGTAGAATTTTGTAACCAGTTAGCAATATCAAGAGTTCCGTCTGGCTTGGTAACTTGTCGGTGAGTGCTGTCGATAACAGTTCCGTCAAGGTCGAAGATGGTAATATTTTTAATCATGTTTAAAGTTCCTTTCATAATATAGTTATACGCGAATAATCAGGTAATGTAAAGCATAAAATGCATCGTTTTCCGCATTGTGGAAAGAAAAGAATTCAATTAAATCAATGGGTTAGGTGACTTGCAAAACTTTTTTTAAGCTAAAAAACCTAACAAAATCAATGACTTAGCCGATCGGGGGCCGAGCCGGCGCGTTCACGTTTTGTTCTCATTAGAACAAAAAAATAAGAGGCTTTCGCCTCTTATCTTGGAAGGATTTTTTTACCACGTTTCGAGCGTTTAATACCTGCTTTTACGTCTCGAATTGTTGCCTTGAAAACTTGTTGATTTTCAAATACCACGCGGTCAAATTCTGATTTGCTATCAATATTTAATGGCTTGCGAATTTTTAGGCTTGGCATGGATACCTTGCCTTTTGAGATATTGCAAGTAACACATAGGCATTGCCCATTTTCTAGGATATCTGCACCGCCTAGGGCTTGCGCTTGGATATGGTCTGCGTGCAATCCAAATCCATATTCGTTGCTATATCCGCAAGCGCGACAAGTGTGATTATCGCGGTTGAAAATTGCTTGTCTTGTTGTCTCGGTGAATCCCATCTTGAAAATCCTTAAAAAGAGTTAAAGCTTATAATAAACAGTATCATAGCTTGCATAGTAATGTAAACCCCTAAATGTAATTAATTTGCATTTATTTTCCGTATCGTGAAAAGCTATAGGGGCGGTTATGAGGACTTGACCGCTTGCCGATACGCTGCGCACCTCTACAGAGCCTCGACCAGGAAATTTCTGAAAATACAGGACTATTCTTGACATCCCTTAAAGGAAGATCTATACTGTGTTTACAGACTTATATTCAAAATTACTTTTGTTTTGAGTCTTAAAAAATTTTATATGGGAAAAAATGGAAAAATATAAGTACGGACCTTTAGTATATATTACTGTAAATGACACAGATGAAGATGGTAACTTTTATTGGGGCGGTAATCCTCCTGTTGGTTATGATGAGATGGGCATACCAATTGATAAAAATGGACATCAATGCTTATCTGTAGAGTCTCCTCTACACCCAAACTACGAACCTACTGACGCACAATTTAATACTACACTAAATGATAACATCCCTTCTCTTGAGGAGGTAAGAAATTGGTTTGATGAATTATTTTTAATAACTTCTGAAGATCAGATTAAAAAATATATTCTTAGATGGTATTCACTTAAACGTGCTTCTCGCAAATCCCAGAATTATAGAAATCTTTTAGCAGAACGTCTTTCTGTTAGCGAAATGATAGACCGTATATGGCCAGACGAACCGACATCTTAAATTATTTAGTCACTTTACTTCGCGGCATTAGATCTCGCGACTTAAATAGCGCTAACGCTGTTGCTCAAGTAACTGACGGAGTAGTCACCGATGCTACTTTAGATTTTAGCGGTCTTTTTTATGACTCAGCTACAGTAAGTTTTGAAGACCCTGGAAAAGTTCAAGCCAATGCAATAGCCGTGTTAAGTGGTGATTCAGTTTCTTCAGTCACAGTTGATCAACCTGGAGGTATATATCAGCGTTTAATACAAATGCTTACTCAGCTTGGTGGATTAATACTCACTCAATCAGGCGACTCTTTAGCTGCTCAACAAGAAGATATACCTACAGTGATTTTTTCTGCGCCTGAAGGTGTAGGGGGAGTTACTGCACAAGGATTTGCAACAGTCAACTCAGGCTTCTCGATTACATCGATTACTGTTACAGATGGTGGGCGTGGATATACTGAGCCACCAAGCATCACTATTCGTGAACCTGATCGTGCGCTTGATCCTGCAACAGGTACTGTGCGCATCAAGCGCGGAGTTGTAGACTCTATCGATGTTAGTTTCGGCTCACAACAGTATTTATTCACTCCAAATATCGCCATCTCACCGTCAAGTGTGATTTTTAACACTCAAACGGCTCAAGTGTTTAGACAGCAACGATTTCTAGATGAGATCAATGATTTTCCAACAATCACGCTAAGTGGAACACCACGTGAAGATGTATTGCAAACTGAGTCTGGACAACGAACACGTTCTATGACACAATCTGTTAGAGGTTATGTAAACACTGGACATGAACTTGACTCACTCTACGAGTCAGAGAACTTAGCTCGTGACATTGAAACTGTGATTGATCGGTTTTCAGACATGAGTTCTAATCTAGGAGTGGAACGTGCGCAGGTCAGAGCATTTAACACTGACGAAGGTCTACTCACTCCTTATGGAATTTGTGAGCTTGAGGTAGAAATATTATACAATGAGGAGATATAAATGCCGACAAGACGCACACAGATTATTGACGCTCTTCGTGATCACTTAGTTGCAAATACTGATGTGGCAGACGGCAACTGTCAACGATTTTGGGTATATCTACACGAAATAAACGACTTTCCGTTTATTGCATTTTTACCACGTAGCGAGTCTAGACAGCATCTTAGCGCTAATCGCAAACTTGCGATCATTACAGTGTTAATTCGTGGATACACCTATGACGGAGATAGTCCAATAGTCTCTGCGGAAGACTTTGGGTTTCAGATAGAGCGCGCAGTTGATTCGTTCTCACGAAGTCAAACAGCGTTAAGTTTTAGCGTACATGAAGCACGTGTAGTTCAGTTTCGTACAGATGAAGGATTATTCAAGCCCTATGCGATTGCAGACGTAGAGGCAGAAATTTTATATGAGGTAAGCAATGACATCTAATAATATAACAACAAGTGTAGACGCACTCAATCGCACACTAGAAGCGCCAGCGCTAGACCCTGTAGTACTGGCGCTCGCTAACGATTACCTATCAGGTAAAGGTGTAGGCGAAATCGCTGAAGAGTATGGTATCTCCGAAGATCGAGTGACTGCAGTGATTGAAAAGAAAGAGGTAAAGAACTATATTGATTCAGTCTTTGCCACGCAAGGATATCTTAATCGTGTTAAGCGCATCAATTTAATCAATCAGGTGATAGATCAAAAAATACAAGAAGCAGTAGAGACAGGCATCTACTCTAAAAAAGATTTACTCGACTGGATGAAGCATTTACAAGAGGTAGAAACGTCTCTAAAACCAAAGCAGAGTGGTCCTGCTGTAGCAGTTCAAATTAACAACTATGATAAACTAATGAAAGATTTAATGGATTGATTCTTGTAGCTGGAGATTCTTATTCAGACTCTTCTTACTCTAATCAGACTTGCAGAAGGGGAAACAGTGAACCGTACTCGTGGGTCAACTTGCTATCTCAACATTATAGCATTCGCTGTGCAGCTCAAACAGGATGCTCAAATTATGATATAGTTTCGCAAATTAGCAGACGCAAAGACTACAATTTTTTAATTGTGAATGTATCTGCAGTTACTCGAACAGCATGGAACGCCCCTTACCCTACTAAAAATAGCACGCTTTCAGAGGTTGAAGCAAATTTAAAAATAGCAAGCACCTTAGGTAAAAGAAGCGATACACTCTGTTGGACGCCTTTTCCTGGATATGAAGGATGCTCTGGAGTTCATTTTATTCCTCTCGAGCACCATAATGAAATGTATAATCGCAGCGTCGAGACAAGATGTACACAAAATCATATGGACCGGGAGGGGCATATGATTTTATACGAGTGGATGTTAAAGCATTTAAAATCAAAAGGATATATCAATGAATAATAAATTTTCTATTGGAGTGGTTGTTGCAATTGTGCTTCAAGTCTCCGCATTTGTTTGGTGGACAGCTCAACAAGCACAAACTATTGAACAACTCAATACACAAGTGAGTGAACTCACATCGCGCATGGCAATTGAAGATAGTATCAACTTACGTAACAGCATTGAACGTATAGACGAACTCGTCTTAGATCATGATGCGTATCTTGATGAAATCTACTATGTCATCAACGATTTAGTTGAGTTTGCCCGATTCACTGAAAATCGTTGGGCAGACGTCTATGGCACTAACGACACCTATGAGCGTAAATTTGGAACTAAATGAAAATTGGAATAATACAAGCTCTTGATTTGAGCAATGTTTCAGACTATCAACGTAAGTATTTTTGGCAACCATGTATGCAGAGTGTGCGCGATTGGGCAGAGCGATGGGGATATGGTTATCATTTTTATGACTCTCCTGTCTTACCTGAAGCACGAAGTGCTTTAAACGTTAAGTGGAGACATCAAGATAAAGTACGAGAGAATCAATTTAATAAGTTTGCCTGGATGCGAGATCAAGTAGATAACTATGATACGCTTTGTTGGATAGACTCGGATATATACGTATGGGGTACTCCAAGAAACATTTTTCATGATTGTTTAGATAAGTTTTACGCTCTTTATTATAGAAGAGTGTTAAACGATAAACTCTCATGGAAACGAGTAACTTTATCAATGTTTTGGGCTTCGTGCTCTTTGATTGTAGAAACTGCTGACTGGATGGATACAATGATACACAATCCAAATCAGAGAGGTGCATACTATACAACTTTTTTAATGTGTTGTCAGAAGCTTAACATAGATTTTACAGAAGAAATAGCTTTTAGTGCTTGGTATTATGAAAACAAAGATCGCTGTTATTTGCATGATGTATCTTCTGGCAGTAACGAATGGTATGTTGTTCCAAAAGACTATGGCTATGTTTCACATAAAGATAGCTTTAATCATTTAACTGGTAAGGATAAACTTAGAGATAAACAACGCTTTGATGCTTATCGAGCATATTTAGCCTATGAAGAAGGAAGAAATATATGGATAAAATGATGAAAGAATGGATACAACTGATTCAGTATCACGATTCAATGCGTACATGCTGGGCAGAGAGACAAAAAAATGCGTCGGCGCTTCGCGCAAAGTATCAACGAGATGAATGACACCGCCCGATTCGACTCATATATCACACATGTAGAATTAAGTTTTACAGATGTATGCAACTATGAATGCTCGTTTTGTCCTCAGTCAACTCACTTCAACTCTAAAAATATTATGAGTGAGCGCACGCTTCAACGTGCACTAGATCATGTGCTAGAGTTTGATCATTTTGTACACATCTATGTTAGTGGTCGTGGAGAACCAACGCTACACCCTGAGTTTGAGCACTTTATTAAAACGATATATGATCGTATAAAAAATACTCCACATTCTCTTAAGATGTTTACAAACGGTGCGAGACTACGAGAGGTTGCGTATTTGATACCGTGCTTTGATCGATTGTATTTAAACATCTATGATGAGACGCCTGAAGAAAAACGAGATGCCCTAGTTCGCGCTTTTCAATTTTTTTATAATGTTAATATTGAGTTTAAGCTTACTTCAATTCCTGAGTTCTATGGTTATAGGAGAGAGTTTAGTAAACGATTCCCAATAAAAAGACTATTTTCAAACCGTGCAGGCTCTGTGCACTCAGAAAAAACTTCTGATCGCTTTGTTCCAGATGCTCAGTATGCTTCTACTTGTGCTAGGCCGTTTTTCTCAATATTTGTTGAAGCTACTGGAGACTACTCCTTGTGCCACGATGATTGGAAGCACAGTTTAAGCTTGCCTAGTGTGCACAGCACAAGTATGATAGACTATGTAAATAAAGACCCGCAATTTTTACGCATAGCTAATAACTTGTTACATGGACGCAGAGACTATTCTCCCTGCAATCGCTGTAACCGTAAGCTTGAGTGGATTCACTATTTTACTCCAGAAAAACTTCAATCTTTGAAAAAGGCTTACATAGATGTATGAGTATATGCATTCAGTAGAACTTTCTCTCACTGATTTGTGTAATATGCAGTGTGTATTTTGTCCTCATTCTACTACTTTTGCTAATAAAGCAAACTACATGAGTATAGAAACGCTACAGTGCTCATTAGATCACATATTATCGCTCGACCAATCAATTCAAATAACTTTAAATGGGCGAGGAGAGCCTACTCTTCATCCTGAGTTTGAAAGTTTAGTTGAGTTGTTATCTTCAAGAATTGCGTCTACAAATCATACTTTGAGCATGGGTACAAATGGTGCTCGACTTAGTAAATACTCACACTTAATTAGCATGTTTTCCCGTATTAACTTAAATATATATGATGAGCATTCTGTTTCAGAAATAAAAAATCTTTTAAACACATACTCAACTTACTCTAATATTCGCATATTACTAAAGAGAACTGATGTAAAAAAGAAAATGATATTAAACAGAGCACAGTCCTCTTTTTTTATAAAAAACTTTTCAAACCGTGCTGGATCTGTAAACCACGCTACAACATGTACACCTTTTAAGGCTCATCAAACTTACGGCAGTGCTTGTCATAAACCTTTTACTTCTGCCTACATTGAATATAATGGAGAATATAGTTTGTGCTGTGATGATTGGAGTCGTAGCTTAAAACTTGGAAACGTGCATAAACAATCTATTAAAGAGTTATACACAAAAAATAATACTTTTAGAGATATTGCTATTGACCTACTTCATGGTAAACGAGAACAATATCCTTGCAAAAATTGTAATCGTAAGTTAAGATGGTATGATGAATTTAGTGAAACTCACTTTGAAGCACTACAACGTGAGTATTTATAGGAGACAGAGATGAGTAAACAACCACGTGATGATGGTAATGAACCGATTCCAGTGCTTGCACTACGACCTGGAGGAGGTCAACAGATTGCAATTAGTGCATCTTCAAACCGTTCTAGTGAGATATCTGCCTCAGTTCGAGTTGTAACTCTATTCAGCACTGTTGATGCTTTTATTGAAGTTGGTGACAACACAGTGGAGGCTAACTCGTCTACTTCACATTTTTTACCTGCGCAAATTCCTTATGATATTTCACTCGGTGCTGAGACACGTTCTTCAGATAATTCAAGATTTGTAGCAGTGATTCAGTCTGCATCTTCAGGAACACTTCATTTAAGTGAGCGTGACTAATGTCGTCAATTTCAGCGGGTCGTCTCGCGCTGCGACTATCCACTGTAAAACGTGCTTTTGCGATTATAGCTCCAGAAGCGCAAGTTGGCATCGCAGATCTATTGTTTACTCAAGACGGACAGGGATTCTCTCTTAACCAAAATCCTCTCAATGTCTTAATTCTTAACCAAGACATTTCAGAGTTTTCACTTGTGCTGTCTCAAGATGGTGATATTTTAATAGATCAGATTGACAGACCATTTAGAACCCAGCAGTTTATAAGCTCTTCATAATATTTATTTTGACACTACTCTTCAGTTATGATTTAATGATGTAAATAGGCGCACTCGTAAAGGATTAAATATGGCAAACGTAAAAATTACTGATTTAACCGAAATAGCGGCTGCAGATGTGGCCGCTACTGACGTTGTCCCTATTGTTGACGTTGACGTTGATGAAACCAAAAAAGTTTCACTCTCGAATACAGTTACAACAATAGCGTTTGCAAATGATTTTACAACCTACACACAACTTAATGCAAATATAGATGTAGTGCAAGACAATGTCGCTACAGTTACTTCAACAGCTACTACTATCTCCTCAAATTTAACAGCCAATTTAATTCAGATTGAAGCTAATGTCAATGTTGTACAAGATAATGTTGCGACTGTCACATCTACAGCTGAAACAATCTCTTCAAATCTTACAGCTAATCTAATTCAAATTGAGGCTAATGTTAACATTGTACAAGACAATGTCGCTACAGTCTCTACAAGTGTTGATACGCTTTCGACAAATCTGACTACTAATCTAGTTCAAATCTCAGCTAATTTAGACTCTCTACAAGATAATGTAAACTCTGTCTACTCTAATGTTACTACAGACTTTGCCACACTACTACTCTTAGATTCTGTGCAAGACAATGTCACTGCAGCTGAGGCAAATGTAAGCTCAGTAGAAGCGCGTAGAGACTCTAACACATTTTTCACATACAATGTAGATTCAAATGTTATTATTAATGATGCCAATGTAGAACCTTCGAGCAATAATGAATTTTCCCTCGGTACAGAAGACGCTGTTTGGAAAGATCTTTATGTAGGACCAGGCACTATTTTTCTTGGCAATGTCAATATTAAGCCTAATGAAACAGGAACAGGTATTCTTGTAACTGGTGTTGATTCAAGCACCACAACTCTTGATACTCAAACTTCTAATGTTACAGCCTCACTTAATGATATACAAGACAATGTAGCCACCGTTTCTTCTAATCTTACAGCTAATTTAGTACAGATTGAAGCTAATGTCAATGTAGTACAAGACAATGTAGCCTCCGTTTCTTCTAATCTTACAGCTAATTTAGTACAGATAGAGGCTAATGTAAATGCTGTACAAGACAATGTTGCTAGCGTCTCTTCTAATCTTACAGCTAATTTAGTTCAGATCTCGGCGAATCTTGATGTAGTACAAGACAATGTAGCTGCTATTTTAGACGGCTCTTCACAGTTTACTGGACAAATAACTATGCAAGATGACCTGATAGTTACAGGTAATTTAGCTGTAAATGGTGATACTACAGTTATTAGAACAATTAACTTAGATGTTGATGATAGAATTATTATGCTTGCAAATACTGCAAGCGATGGAGCTCCGACAGCTGACGTAGGCATACTCTTTAATCGCGGAACAGAAGGTAATGCTGCATTATTCTATGATGAATCTGCAGGCACCTTTAAACTTTCTGACACCGTAGACCCTTCTTCTAATATTCGTTTATCTCCTGTAAGCGCATCTAACCTTGATGTAGGCATTCTAACTTCACAAACTGTACGTTTTGATGGGACATCTGTGAACGATGCTATCACAGATAATGTTGCTCTTTTAGATACTCAAGCTAATGCTTTTTCTACCTATACTCAACTTAACGCAAACATAAATGTAGTACAAGATAACGTTGCTAGCGTTTCTGCTAGAGTAAACACCGTTCAAGATAACGTTGCTAGCATCTCCTCTAACTTGACAGCTAATTTAGTACAAATAGAAGCTAACGTAAATGTAGTACAAGATAACGTCTCTACAATCTCTTCTAACTTAACAGCTAATTTAGTACAGATAGAGGCTAATGTAAATGCGGTATCTTCTAATGTTGATGCTGTAGAGTCAAGACGAGCTGCTAACGTTACATTCACCATTGGAGCTGATACAGGATCAGATTTTGGAATTCTCTTAGGCAATACCGTAACTTTAGGCGGAAATGTAGGCATTTCTACTATTGTATCTGAAAATGCTTTAGACATTGATCTGGATATTAATAGCTTAACTCATAATGCTAATTCAGTATCAACAGATTTTGTCGCTTATTATGATGTTGATAATGAAACTATAGTAAAATCTACAGTTGCAGAACTTGCACTTCAAGGAGTTCAAGGTATAACTGGCGCTCAAGGTACTGATGGCACAACAGGTGCTCAAGGTACTGATGGTACAACAGGCTCTCAAGGCACTACTGGCTCTCAAGGTACTGACGGTACAACAGGGTCACAAGGCGCTACTGGTGCTACAGGATCACAAGGTACTGACGGTACAACAGGGTCACAAGGCGCTACAGGTGCAACCGGCTCTCAAGGTACTGACGGTACAACAGGCTCTCAAGGCGCTACAGGCTCTCAAGGTACTGACGGTACAACAGGATCTCAAGGCGCTACAGGTGCTACTGGCTCTCAAGGTACTGATGGCGTAACAGGTTCACAAGGAGCCACAGGAACTCAAGGTACAACAGGCTCTCAAGGTACTGACGGTACAACAGGATCTCAAGGCGCTACAGGTGCTACTGGCTCTCAAGGTACTGATGGCGTAACAGGTTCACAAGGAGCAACAGGAACTCAAGGTACAACAGGTACACAAGGTACTGACGGAACTCAAGGTACTCAGGGTATCAGCTTTACTACTGGTGTTGGCGCAGGAGAGACAATTGTTTTTGAAGGCTCTACTGATGACGAGGCTGAGACTACTCTTACGGTAGCAGATCCTTCAGAAGATCGAACAATCACACTTCCTAACGCGACTGGTACAGTTATTACTAGCGGTAATCCAGAAGATTTTAGAGCAGGTATAGACTCACTTGGAAACTTAGAACTATCTGCTAATACTATTGATATGGCAATTATCAATAATTTTGTTCCTGCCACACAAGAGGGTCGTATCCACTACGACACTGATAGAAACTCTCTTATAGTTCAAGGGCCGACTGCTAACTCTAATCTTCATATAGGACAAGATCAGTTTATTTATGTTAAAAACGAATCTGGTGCAGATATTGACAGGTTAAAGCCTGTATATCTTGATAGCGAAGCTTCAGGTGTGCCAACAATTTTATTAGCAAATGCTCAAGTAGAAGAAAAGTCGTATGTAGCAGGTTTAACTGCTGATTATATACCTAATAATGGTTTTGGATTTGTTCAGTGTGATGGTATTGTATTTGGTGATACAACAGGTCTTCTAGCAGGTGAGCGTGTTCATCTTGGGCCGTCTGATGGGGCACTTCAGATAACAGCTCCTACGTTTCCGTATTTTGCTACTGACATTGGTATAGTTCTTATTGTAGACGGCAATAATGGATGTATCTTCTTAGATATTATAGATCACTTTGCTGAAACATTTAGAGTAGTAGGTGAAGCGTATGTAGACGCTGACTTAACAGTTGGAGGTAACCTTTCAGTTTTAGGCACTGAGTCAATTACCTCTGTAAACTCGCTTGCAGTTTCAAACTCATTTATGTATCTAAACTCTGGTGATACAATTGGCGACTCTGGTACTACATATATCGGTACAGGTCTTGATGATGGTACTTTAACAGGTCATTATACTGGTCCAATTACTGAAACATTCAATGTAATGATTAATACAACAGGTACCCCAGATACTTTTGATTTTACTCTTGATAATTTTGCTACAAATGCATTAGTTGGTGTTTCTATAACAGGCGGTGATCAAACACTCGCAAACGGAATTTCAATTAAATTTGAAGCTACTACAGGACATACAGCAGGAGATCAATGGAGTGGAGTTGCAGCCCCTTCTAATATAGATACAGGTTGGGTATCGAATCGTAACACAGGACTTAGTGAGCCAGGCTATACTCATCTTGGTAGCTTTTTTGACGTTTCTGATTCAAAATTCAAATTTTTTAAAGAATATGATCCAGAACCTGAAGGTACAATTAATACAGGGCATGCTTCTTTTGAGCTTGGTACAGTTGTTGCAACAACCTTTGAAGGTAATGCAACTAGTGCAGATGCTTTATCTACAGCTCGTGCAATTGCACTGGCAGGAGACGTAACAGGTACTCAAAACTTTGATGGATCAGCAGGTATTTCAATTACCGCCTCTCTTGATGTAAATAATTTGACTACATCGACTGATACAGCTTCTGATGATTTTATTCCCTTTTATGATGTGACAGGTTCTGTAACACGTAAAGCAACTGTTGCTAATCTTGCTTTACAAGGTGTACAAGGTACTGATGGTACAACAGGATCACAAGGTGCCACTGGAGCTACTGGCTCTCAAGGTACCGATGGTACTACAGGTTCTCAAGGCGCTACTGGAGCTACTGGCTCTCAAGGAACTGACGGTACAACAGGTTCTCAAGGCGCTACTGGAGCTACTGGCTCTCAAGGAACTGACGGTACTACTGGATCTCAAGGTGCTACTGGTGCTACTGGCTCTCAAGGAACTGACGGTACTACAGGTTCTCAAGGTACTGACGGAACTACAGGTTCTCAAGGAACTGACGGTACAACAGGCTCTCAAGGTGCTACTGGAGCTACTGGCCCTCAAGGTACTGACGGCACAACAGGATCTCAAGGTGCTACTGGAGCTACTGGCTCTCAAGGCACTACAGGATCTCAAGGTACAACAGGAACTGCAGGAGACACAGGGTCTCAAGGTACAACAGGTAATACTGGAACTCAAGGCGCAACAGGGTCTCAAGGTACAACAGGTAATACTGGATCACAAGGAGCTACTGGATCAACAGGATCGCAAGGCACCACAGGGTCACAAGGAACTACTGGTAATACAGGCTCTCAAGGTGCTACTGGAGCTACTGGCTCTCAAGGCACGACTGGTACTGAAGGTGATTCAGGAACTCAAGGAATTGCCGGGGTCAGTGGAGAAGGTGGTGGAGTATTCGTTATTGAGGCTGAACGTAGCGGTAGTGTAACTTTAAATCAATTTTTTGCTATTGGTAACGGCGCTCAACCTACTAATGGTGTATATATAGCAGAAGATGTTCAATTAGAGCACCTTGCTATTGCTTCAGATTCTTCACAATCAGCAATAACAGTTGAACTTTTCATAAATGGGTCAGGATCTGGACAAACTGTTTCATTATCTAGCCAAGCTCAGAATATTACATCAGGCATAGGTTTAGCTGTTAGTGCAGGTAGCCGAATAACTTTTAAATGTACTTCAGGTAGCGCTAACGCTACCACTGTTGTAGCTGCATGGTTTTTAACAGGAGGTGCAAAAGGCGCACAGGGAACTACCGGCTCTCAAGGTACAACAGGTAATACAGGATCACAAGGAACAACAGGCACACAAGGCGTTGAAGGAAACTTTGGTGGAGCTACTTTCCATTATAGTTTTGATACTGATACAGGTACTTCTGATCCAGGAAGCGGTGATCTAAAATTTAATAATTCTAATATTCAAAGTTCTACTGGAATGAGAATAGACGATCAAGACCAAAATGGTGATGATATACAATCATTCCTTCGCACAATTGATGATAGCACTAGTGCCATAAAAGGTCATTTTAGAGTCTCTAATAAAACTAATGCAGATGATTTTGCGCTATTTACTATTTCCTCTTTAACTGAAGAAACTGGTTACTTTTTAGTTCAATCTAATTACGTATCTGGACCTACAAGCTCGTTTACTAACGGTGAAGAACTTATAATCACCTTTGCCCGAACTGGTGATAAGGGTGATACAGGTAACACAGGATCACAAGGAGCTACAGGTTCAACAGGTTCTCAAGGCGCAACGGGTGCTACTGGTTCTCAAGGCGCAACGGGTGCTACTGGTTCGCAGGGTACTACAGGAAATACTGGTTCTCAAGGTGCAACAGGAAATACTGGTTCTCAAGGTGCTACTGGTACACAAGGAGCTACAGGATCTACAGGTTCTCAAGGTGCAACTGGATCTACAGGATCACAAGGCACAACTGGATCTCAAGGAGCTACAGGATCAACAGGATCTCAAGGCGCTACCGGCACTCAGGGTACAACAGGTAACACAGGTACTCAAGGAACAACCGGTAATACTGGTTCTCAAGGAACAACAGGCACTCAAGGTGCTACAGGTAATACTGGCTCACAAGGTACGACTGGTAATACCGGGTCACAGGGAGCAACAGGTGCTCAAGGTACAAGCTTTGATACAACTGGTGACAAAACACTTGTTGGTAATTTAACTCTTGAATCAACCGATAGTGGCAGTAGCGCTGCACCAACACTAGGTTTGTATAGAAATAGCTCATCACCTGCTGGTCAGGACGACTTAGGAGTAATGGCTTTCCAAGGTGAAGATGCAAATGGTGATAAAATTGAGTATGCTGAAATTGGTGCTCAAATCTATAGCACAGGCCCTAGTAGTCCTCAAGGTATGTTAGGCTTTAGTGCTGTAAAAGCCGGTACTATGACAGAAATGATTAGAATATCTGGATTTCATGATACTCTGTTTTCAAACCAAGATGTAAAGCTTTTCACAAATGTAGATCTAATATTTACAGGACCTACAAATGATGGTAACCAAACTACAATAACAACAGAAACTCAGACAGCTGCCCGCACTATAACTTTACCTGATGCAACAGGAACCGTCGCTCTTACCTCAGACTTACCTACCAATCAAGACTATGGATTGGTAACTGGAGGAGTTGACGGATCTGAAGATTATGGAAGCGTTGCATGATAATAAAATTTAAAAATATAATAAGGAGTGTCAATAATGGCAACACAAGTACAATTTAGAAGGGGAACAAAAGCTCAGAATGACTCGTTCACTGGCGCTGCTGGTGAGATTTCTGTCGATACTGATGGCAATAATATTCGCGTGCATGATAATTCTACAGCTGGTGGTATCCCTCAAATGCCGACAGGCACTATACTAGCCTTTGGATCTACAACTGTTCCAAACGGTTATCTACGCTGTAATGATCAAGCGGTTAGTAGGACTACTTATGCAGCTCTTTTTGCAGTAATTGGAACTACATATGGGACAGGAGATGGCTCAACCACCTTTAATGTTCCAGACCTAAGAGACAGAGCACCCTACGGTCGTGATACCTTTACAATTGGAACCACTACCACAGGTGAAGTAGATGCTTCTGGACAACTTGCTTCAGCTTCACAATCTGCTACATTATCAGTTACCAATACAACAGTTGCTGCGACTGCGAAAGACTCTTCAACAACTACTGTTGTAGCGTCTGTGAATGCGACAGGGCATACTCATACTATCACATACCCAGGAACTGCTGTAGAGTTTATTATAAAGACGTAAGATGGCTGATAATATTCGTGAACTTGACCAAATACAAACTGAGTTAGATCGATTACATGAGCGTTCTCAAGGTAATAAGGCGACTATATCCGCACACGAAGCTGTGTGTGAAGAACGTTACGCACAAATTATGACCACAATGACTACAATGCATGAAGAGATACAGTCTTTACATAAAAAAGTAGATGATGTATCTGACCTTGCTACACAAGGACGTACCTCCTTAAAAACACTACTTTGGATAGGCGGAGTAGTTGCGAGCATTATCGCTCTTTTAACAATGATTTTAAATGTATTTCCTCGATGAGCTTTTTTAGACTAAACGTAGATAAGCTTTTAACTAAACTTCCACATCCTGTTACTTTTAATGAGTCTCAGCAAGAAATGATTGAAGGACTTAATAAGAATCGTTTCTTTGTTCATATTGCTGCTCGTCGTACCGGTAAGTCTTATGCAGCTGCTATTCTAGCTTTTGCTAAACTACTTGAACCGGGTCAGCAAGTGATGGTTGTTGCTCCAAACTTTTCGCTATCATCAATAATCTGGGACTATGTTACTGATTTAATTAAGCAACTTGAAATAGAGGTAGAGCGTTTTAATCAAAAAGATAAAGTTGTTAGACTGATAAACGGATCAGTTTTTAGACTTCTTTCAGCTAACAATCGGGATTCACTCGTTGGACGTGCTGCAAATTTACTAATAGTAGATGAGGCTGCTATCATTCCTAATGAAGAATATTTTACTCGTGATTTACGTCCTGCACTTTCAACCTTTAAAGACTCTCGTTGTTTGTGGATTTCAACTCCTCGTGGAAAAGGTAACTATTTGTATACCTACTATCTTCGTGGACAAGATGGTGAGTATGATGACTGGGGATCGTGCGTTCATACTTGGAGGTCGAACCCTCTGTTATCAGAAAAAGATATTGAAGAAGCACGTAAAGCTGTTTCTCGTGCACTATTTGCTCAAGAGTATGAGTGTGAGTGGACAACAACTGAGACCCAAATATTTGAAGCATTAGATGAAGCCAAACATATTGGCGAATTTGTAGGTGAACGATTCTCTGAGGTAATTGGTGGTCTTGACGTAGGATATAGAGATGAAAATGTTTTTGTTGTGATTGGTTATGACGGTCAATCCTATTATATTTTAGATGAATATATATCAAAAGAGTCTACAACTTCAGAACTTGCTGCTGCAATACAAGAAAAAATGGATGAGTGGAATATAGATTCTATCTATATTGACTCTGCTGCTCAACAAGTAAAAGCTGACTTTGCCTATGATTACGATATATATTGTGAAAATGCTATTAAATCAGTTAACGATGGTATAAATTTTTTACAAGTATTAATTGAACATGATAATATATATTTTGACACTCTTGGGGCGTCTCATACTTTTTCTGCTATGAGTTCGTATAAGTGGAACCCAAATACCGAAACACCAAAACCTGTGCATGATTGGGCTTCTCACCCCTGTGACGCTGTAAGATACGCAATCTATACACACTCTAAGATGAGCAATATCTCAATTTATGCCTAATCTTAGAGTCATAGTGTTAAATTACAAACGACAAGATAATGTTTTAAGAATTGTTAAAGCACTTCAGCCGTATTATCCAGTTACTGTAATCAATAATAACCCTAAAAAACGTTTTCCTCAGTTTGGTCAGCCTGTTGAAGTTATTAACAATGAGCAAAATTTTATGTGTATGGAACGTTGGATTCGTTGTTTTGAGTATAAGGAAGAATATAAGTTAATTTTAGATGATGATATGTTACCTTCACTTTCTCTCATTGAACGTATGAAGAACTTGAATGAACCGATTGTAGGAATATACGGTAAGTCAGGAGTTACACAATCCAAATCATATACAGAATTAGAAGATCACTGGTGCTTAGATAATTATGTAGACTTTTTAGTAGGTAGTGTTGTGTTAGTAAAACAGTCTGCTTTAGATTTAATACAGCCAGCCTTAGAAAAAATTGGATATCCTAAACGTGGAGATGATATAATTGTAAGTTACCTTTTAAAAAAGCAGTTTAATCTTAATAAATTGCGCACTGTAAGCGGTAAAGTACTAATGTTACCTGAGGGTGACGTTGGATTAAATAAAGATCCCTCTCATTTTTCGATGCGTTGGAAAGTAATTGAAAAATTCAAAAATAGTTCTTGGTAAAAAGAGAAAATTATCATAAGATGAATCAGTTAAAAAGATTGCCGATAAAATATATAAGAGATTTTATCAAAAAAGATTATAAACTACGTGATGAGTGTTTTATTTGTGGTTCTAAACAGCAACTAGAGCTGCACCACTTATTAAGTGTAAGTGAGCTGTTTAATAATTGGTGTACTAAAAATCGTATAATCGATTTTGACTTAGATCAGTTAAAAATACATCGTGTTAAATTTTCAGAAGACTGTGCAAACGAGCTATCTCATGAAAATTTATTTACACTTTGCAGTTCTCATCATAAACAACTTCACAGTATTTATGGACAAACATATTCTAATCATCTAGCACCAAAAATTAAGAATTGGCTAGAGATTCAAAGGGCAAAAAATGGCAGATGACGAGTTAAGAGGTATCAGAAAATGGGTTGCAGATAGACTTAAGCTAAATCCTGCTCAACCTTCTATCGCTTCTTTAGAACCTTACGCTTCTCCTGAAACAATCGTTGACTTTGAACAAGCTTATCGTGAGATCGAGGTTGTTCATCGTTCTATTGATATGATTATTAATGCTTGTGTAGAAGTACCTTTAATTGTTGAAGGGCAAAGTCCTGCTAAAAAAGTTAACAAACTTTTAAATATCAAACCAAACCCTTTTGAAGATCGTGTTCGTTTATTTAGACGAGCAATTTTAGATTTTATTCTAGATGGAAATGCATTTTTTTACTATGATGGTGCAGATTTATATTTATTACCTGCAAACGATGTTGAGGTAGTTCCTGATGAACGCACTTTTGTATCTCATTACAACTATTTAGTATCGAACCAAGGTGCACAAGACTTTTACGGTTTTGGTGGTGGTAAAAATACTCGTAAAGCTGAGGCGATTCAGTTTGCTCCAGAAGAAATTATTCATATTATGGCTGAAAATGAACTTTCAATATTTAGAGGAACTTCAAAGCTCAAGCCAATATTAAAACTTATGGAACTTTATCACTATATGATTAGATTTCAACGTCAATTCTTTAAAAATAATGCGCTTCCAGGGTTTGTTCTTACTACTGATAATATCTTATCTCAACGAGTTAAACAGAGATTGTTAGAAGCATGGAAGTCTACCTATACTACTATATTTGACGGCGCAAGAAACCCTGCTATTTTAGATGGTGGACTAAAGATAGATTCATTTTCAACTGTAAATTTTGATCAACTTGATTTTGAAGACTCCATAGAGCGTATTCAACAAGATATGGCTAAAGCTTTAGGTGTGCCTTATGTGCTATTAAAATCTGGAAATAACGCTAATATAGATGCTAATCAAAAATTATTTTATCTACACACAGTAATGCCTATGTTAACTCAGTTTTGTTCAGCTTTTGCACATTTCTTTAATAATGGTGTTACAGTACGTCCTGATAAACTTGCAATTCCTGCGCTTCAACCAGACAATAGAACGCAAGCAATTTATTATTCAACTCTCGTAAACACAGGAATTATAACCCCAAATGAAGCTCGTGAGGGATTAAGATTTCCAAAATTAGATAATAATGATAACATAAGAGTACCACAGAATATCACTGGTAGTGCGACTGACGCTACCCAAGGTGGAAGACCTCCTGGCGAGGAAACACTAAATGAGGAAGATAATAATGGATAAAACATTATATTTAAATAGCTCCTTTGAAAGTAAAGCTTTTAAAAAAGGCTCTAAGTCTCTTAAAATTGCTGGATATGCTAATACTACAGTTAAAGATCGCGCTGGCGATGTTGTAACTGCAGAAGCTTGGGCTAAAGGCGTAGAAAACTTTAGACGTAATCCAGTTCTTTTATACCAACATAAGCATGACTGCCCTATTGGTAAAGTAGAAAAGATTCAAGTCGATAAAAAAGGTCTTTACGTAGAAGGAATGATCTCAGAAGCAGCAGAAAAAACACACGGTGTACAAACTCTTGTTAAAGATGGCGCGCTAAAAAGTTTTTCTGTAGGTTTTAGAGTAAAAGATGGAAAATATAATAGAGACGACGATTCTATGTTAATTACAGATGTTGAGCTACTTGAGATTTCAGTAGTATCAGTTCCGTGTAACCAAGATTCTCTATTTTCTATTCGTAAAAGTTTTGAATCTGATCAAGATTATAAAGAATTTGTAAAAACACTTGATGAAGTATCAAGCGATGAATTAAAAATGATGCGTAGTATAAAGGCTGGAATCACCGATGTACAGAATGGACATTATCATACCGTTGAAATGGACGAAAATGGAAACGGAGTTACTACATACGCATCTCATATGTCCAACCACGCACACAAAGTTGTAAGTGGTGTTGTACTAGAGGCTGAGGGTCATACTCATGCTATAACAATGATGGGTGTTCCAATTCATAATATGGAGAACGAGGAAGTTGTAAATGAACGTCCTTTATCTCCTTCAGAGGAGGATGCAATGTCTCAAGATAAGACGGATATTGTTGAAGAAACTAAAGACATCTCTGAAGTAACCGAAGATGCAGTAGAAACAACTGAAGAAGTTGCGAAAACTGTTGAAGAAGTAACTGATGAAAAGTCTGAAACTGACTCAACAGAGCTTGAAACTAAAGCGACTGCCGAAGAGCATATTGATGATATAGAAAAAGATGATTTAGAGGATGAGTTAGAAATTCGTGATCCTAATGAGTCTATTCCTATGGTTAATTTGTTATCAGCAAGCCCAGAGGAACTTCAGCATGGTGATTTAGTTAATTACAACGAAAAAATGTTTAGGGTAACTAAAATAGCAACTGCCCAATCACCAATCTTTAAATTTTTAGAGGTTGACGCAGATGGTAAAGAAAGTGATAATGTTCTTAATGTGAATGCAGATGAACTTTCACAAGTCGATGCCAAAAATAATACTAAGAGTGAAGACGAAGTTTCTAACGCAAGTCTGACTAAAGAGCTTCACAATATTTCTGATAAGGAGAAAGACGAAATGGCTGATCAAGTCGTAGATACTATCGATCTAGAAACTGCTAAAAAAGAAGCAGCAATTGAGATCAAAAAAGATGCTACTCCGGTAGTAGAAGTGTCTGAGCCTCAAGTTGCAGAACTGGTTGAAAAAGCCGGTGAAGCTATTATAACAGAGTCAGACGCTAAAGAAAAATCTGATTACACTCCTCGCGAAAGCGAGCAGGTATCTGAGTTAAAATCTCAGATCGCAAAATACCAAGAAGAAGTTAATGCACTTCAGCGTTCTAAAATGCATTATCAAGAGTCCTCACGTAATCAACAGCAGTTCTCAGAGAAGGACCAAGCAAACGCAGTTATGCTTGCTAAAATGTTGAACAGACGTGATGTATTTGACACAAAGATTGGCCAGCGTATGAAAGCTGTTACAACTGTGGATCAATTCTTGAGCAACTTCTCACAAAACATCTATACAGAGATGGAACAGCAACTTGTAGTTGCACCAATGTTTAATCGTGTAGCTGTGGATGCAAAAACATTCCGCGTACCAGTTGCCGATGAAGACACTGATGGTGATGTAGCACAGTTTGCATCAGGAACATTTGCAACAGGTATTGCAGATGCAAGTCGTGTACCAACAAGCAACCAAAACACCATCTCATCTGTAGACTTTACTCCACACAAGTTTATGGCAACAACTCACTTAGCAAAAGACGAAGAAGAAGACACAGTTCTTCCTTTACTCGACTTTTTACGTGCAGCAGCGACTCGTCGTTTAGCACGCGCTATTGATAAATCAATTCTACGTGGAACAGGTGCAGGAGCAGGCTTTACAGCATCACCTACAAATGCTATCTCAGCAGGTACAGGTTATGCTTCTGTTATCGAAGGTATTACAAACCTAACAACTGACGCTTCTCTCGAAGTATCAACAGGTTCTGCCAACGATAAAGCTGATCCTTCTGATATCGCTTCAGCTCGTAGCACCCTAGGTAAATATGGTCTTCAGCTTGGTAACGATCTCGTATTCGTTACTTCAATTGAAGGTTATAACAACCTTGTAACAACATCAGACTTCCAGACTGTAGATAAGTTCGGTCCTAACGCAACATATCTAACTGGTTCAGTTGGTGCTGTATACGGTATTCCAATCGCTATCTCTGAGTTCTTAGATGGTGTTGGATCAACAGGTAACCACCTTGGTGTTCTACTTTACAAGCCAGGATTCATGATCGCAGAAAGACGCGGTATTGAGATCGAGAGCGAGTACGAACCACGCCAGCAGGTCACTGCAATGTACATGTCAACACGTATTGACTTCAAAGCATTGACTACAAACGCAAGTTCAGCATTGGATTCTTCAAAGTATTCATACGCTGTAACAGTTGCAGCTGGTTAATAGAAGATTTACATCTTTGGTTAACACAGGGGGAGGCGGACAACGTCTCCCCTTTTATCATTCAAAAGGAGAAATATAATGGTAATGATTCCAGAATATATTAAAACAATAGATGAAGCTCGTGAGTACTTATACCGACATGGTTACAGTGTTGATGTAGCAGCAGAAGAATTAAAAAATTGGGAAGCTCCAGCAGTTGTTGAAGAGACCGTCCCCGCCCCAGAGCCTGAAGTAGCTGAACCTACTCCAGCCCCAGCACCAGTTGCAGTTTCTATTCCTGAGCCTGTAGAAGAAGAGGAAGAGGAAGAGGAAGAGGAAGAGGAAGAAGATTGGGATGAAGAAGACGAAGACTGGGACGAAGAAGACGAAGACGAAGAGTAATTTTAATTTAAGGCAGGTGTCTCATGGTAGATAGATTACAAGAAAATTTAGGTAAATATCCGTATATAGATTTAGATCAAGTAAAAGATTATTTGTCTATTTCTAGTACTTCCGCTGATGCAAGGTTATCTAACATCATAAACTATGCAACCGGTGTTGTAGAACACTACATAGGTCAAGAAATTTTGGCTAATGATTATGTTGAAGTTTTTGATGGCGGAAAGTCCTCTGTGTTAGTAAGTCGTTTACCTCTTTCTAATGTTTATTCTGTCTCAGAGTTTAATGGACAAGAAGAGCAAATTCTCGATGATCCTACAACTATTGGGACACCTGTTACAACTTCTACTGATGCATTAAGTCTCTCTTTTAAGGGAGATGCGCATCTTAATGGTAAGGTTAAAAAGTTTGGTAAATCATCATTAGAGCTGTTTTCAGACGGTGATTATGTCTTAGGTGCGCCTGTGACAGACCAACTAAAATTTGAAGAAGGTAATTTTACCATTGAGATGTTTATTCGCGTTGATCAAGCGACTTTGCAAGATAATGTGATATTTTCAATTAACACAGACGCCTCAAATTATATGCAATTTCGTTTAGCGAATCAATATGGTTTAGAGTTTGAGGCAAATGTTGATGGAACTGCGATTTCTGCTAACGGACCTAATACACTTATAGAGTCTCAACAGTTTGCTAAAAGGCAGTGGGCACACGTTGCAGTGACACGAGATTTAGATAATGAAAAAATATATATGCATTATAATGGAAATGTTATAGCTGACCAGTCTTATACTGTCGCTAATTTAACATTTACCACTAATGTTGAAATAGGAAGTACATTTAAAGGTTATTTAGACGAGGTGCGTGTATCCGATCAGGCAAGATACACAGGTTCAGATTTTTCAGTAAACACTAAGAGATTCAGGCCTGACAATGATACTGCGTTATTAATTCATTTTGATGGCAAGAATGGCGCTACAGAAGCAAAAGACGTCCACAATGCTGTTAATGAATTTAACTTTTCCCGTGATATGGGAGAGATAACTCGTGATACTGGAGGGGTAGGAGTTCGTGGAACATATCCTACAAGTAGAAACTCTTATCCTGCACTTACACTAGCAGGACCTCCTGCTTTTCAAGCATTTCCTTCTGGAGTCAAAGTAGACTATAGAGCTGGTTATGAATCTGATAGTGTTCCTCAAGATATTCAACTAGCTACTCTTGATTTTATAAAATTGATATACAAACAAGATCAAGAGAAAAAAGGATTTTCCTTTGAAGGTGAGCGAGGAGATAACTTCCCACTTGCTGGTAACTTCCCTCCACATATTAGACGTATTTTAGATCTTTACAGGATTATTGCTTAATGGCAAGATATGCACAAACACTACAGACATTTTTTCCTAATAAAAAGATTCGTGTAGATGTTGGCTTACGATCTCGCGAAGCAAAGAAACTTACAGGTATAAGAACTCAAGTTACTCGCGCAGTTTCTGATTTTATATCTGAAGAACTTAAAAAAGGTGGCTTTGGAGGAAAACTTTCGTCCAAACAAAAAAATGCTTTTAGAAAAGCTGCAGGAACTAGAGGAGATCCTTCTCCTGACGCTTTAATAGACTTAGATGAGTTTGAGTCTGCTCTACGTGATATTGGAAAGCCAATGTCTCTTAGCGAAAGCGCTATTATTAAAGATAATGTTCAGCGCATTACTACAGCTGAAACTAAAGTTACAGGTGTTGGTTCTACTGATACAATAGAAATTACAAGCTTTCAAATTGGTAAGGGTAGAGAACAAGATGCTAAAAAAATACAAACTGCTGCTAAAGGCAGATCTAATATAGCAGGTCAAGATGCGGTTAACTTACTTTTTTCAAAACCGTTTAAACAATATAGAGATAGACTATTTATCGCTGCTAAAAATAAACTTGAAAATTTAACACTAGTTTCTACAATAGATCCAGCAGGTAAAACAGGTTTAGATGTTAGATTTATTGCAAATCCGATTGATAAAATACCGCTAACTAAAGCTAATATTTTAAAATATTTTGATATTCGTTTTAGGCCTAGGAGTGGTAAGCCAGACCAATTTAGACTTACAATTTCAACAAAAGCCTCCTACACAAGAGAAATAAAAAAACAAGCAACTGATATAACAAAGTTAATACAACGTGCTCAACTTAAAGCTGTGGGTGGCGAAACGTTTGGTGAAGGCTTTTTAGGTTATATAAGTCGTCAATTATCTACAGGAGAGCGTAAAACAAAAGATGTTGGAGCATTTTTAGCTATTGGTTTAGCGTTTGCTCGTGAATTTGATTCAAAGCCTTTTACTATTAAAACAGCATTAAATGAGCCATCTCCACAAGCTTCTTTACTGACAACTGTAGCGGCTAAAAATCAGCGTCGCAAAGAAAAAGAAACTTTAGATACAGGCTTTATTTCTGGAGTACAACTTTCAAAACTAGTTCAAGCACGATTAGGCCAAACAATGGAAAAAAGCGGAATGGCAGAACCACCTGATATGAAGGAACGTACTGGTAGATTTAGACGTAGTGTTCAAGTAATTCCTAACTATAGACGTGCAGTGATGCGCTATCTTTATAATCCTCTTTATGATGGAAATCTACGTTATGGATATCGCCCTGATCTACAAGTAGCTGAGGCAACTCGTGATGTAGTGCAGGCAATTTTTAAAAGACAATTTGCAATAGTGAGAGCATAATGCCGACTTCAAGAAGAACTGAGATAATAGATTTTTTAGTAACCCAACTCAAAGAGATTGACGGCGAAGTTTCAGGGTTTGATTCAGCTTATACTTATAACACAAATTTATTTAATAATGTTTTTAGAAAATTAAAATTTTTAGATGAGGTAAATGACTTTCCAGCACTATATGTAGCAGCAGGCACCGAAATTCGAGATTTTAATTCTAAAAGTTTGACGGTAGCGACTTTAGACGTTACCATAAGATCATACGTTTATGGAGAAGATAATTCTCAAAGCCTCGCAGATGACTTAGTTCAAGATATAGAGCATGTCATTTACTCGATTGGTGACAATCCTGACAAGGGAATACTTGATATAATAATAGAAAGTATATCTACTGATGAGGGATTAGCTATTCCGTATGGTCTCGCTGAGGCTCAACTTACCGTAGTCTATAGACTAGAAAATTAAGGAGAAAAAAATGGCATCTCTTAACCTACAGAGAAACTCAGAAGTGTTTATGTCAACTGTTGATTTGATCAACGGTGCACAAGTTACTGCTATGACACCTGAGAACACATGGAAACTTGAGGTTCTTGCAGGATTTGCAGTAACCTCTTCAGCCGCGACTCAGGATATTACCAGTCTTGAATCAGGCACTAACCCAGATAGATCACAACAGCGATTTAATACAGCTATTAACCCTGTTGATTGGAATCTTCAAGTTTACTTACGCCCTACTGGCGCTATCACTGGTGCAGCCGCTGATACAACTGATGCAGGTACAAACCAAACTGGTAACGTAAAACCTGTTGCTGATTGGTTTATGTGGCAGTCAATGGTATCAAATACTAAAGTAGCTTCTGGAGTTACAGAGCAATCAGTTTGGGAATCAGGTGGAAAACTTCGCACAACTAATGTTGCTGCAGGCACTGGTTCACACTCTACTCGTTCTAACTTCTCAACCGCTACTGAAAATCATATGTACTTTAAACTTGATAACGTCTTTTATCAAGTATCAAATGCTACTGTTAACCAAGCAACGGTTGACGCAGGAATTGAAGAAATTGCTACAGTTACATGGACAGGTTTTGGTACAACCCTAAAAGAATTAACTGATTTACCAAGAAATAATGCTGTCTCAGTATTTGGTGGAATCTTAAATGATGGATCTACTGTAACAGCTAACTCAAATGTTTCTGAGGTAACAGAAACTGTTGCTTATCACCCATTCAATCAAATGAATGTAGCAGGATCTATTGGTACAAACTCATTTATTAAGAATCGTCTTAGCACAATTGAGTTTCATCACCAAGCATCAGCTGGAGCGTCTGATGAGAAGTTTACCTTCCCGGTCACTGCACTAACTTTTGATTATAATAACAATATTACATACTTAACTCCAGAAGAACTTGCTGCTCTTAACGAGCCTATTGGCCAGTTTACTGGAACTCGTGCAGTCACAGGATCTGCAACTATGTACTTAAGATCTGGTGATTTAGAATCAGCAGGTTTCTTACGTAATATTTCAGAAGACTCACGTACTTCTTCAGCACAAACTTCAAACGCTAACTTAATTGTTGGTGGATCAACTGCTCCATATGTTGCTTTCCAACTTGATGCAGTTCAGTTTGAGTTTCCACAGTTAGCAACAGAAGATGTTATTTCTATGACTGTTAACTTTGTTGGACAAGAGCCTTCAGCTTCAAAAGGTACTGGTGGAGAAGTATCAATCTTTGCTGCAAAGTCTTAATTAAATGTTTCTGAGGGGGAACATTAACTATTTACCAGAAGAGTACCCGTTACTTGCGATTCAAGGTCCCCCCTCACCTAAGAAAAGCAGATATGTAATGGGTACTCGTTTTTTTAGAGGGGAATCTAATGAGTAAAATTAAAAATAAAATTGTAAAAGAGTCATCAACCTGGGTAGAGTTTCCAGATATAGATGGTTTTGAGATTAGTCTTCAGTTCTTAACTAGAGATGATCTAATGAAAATTCGTAATGCGTCATTAACTTATAAGTTTAATAAACGCACTCGTCAACGTGAAGAAGAAATTGATAATGATAAGTTTTTAGAGCACTATGCCGAAAAAGCTATCAAAGACTGGAGAGGCCTTAAGATGAAACATCTTCCAGTTCTACTTCCAGTTGATATATCTGGTGATGATCCAGAAGAACCTGTTGATTATTCAGAAGAAGATGCAATTGAGCTATTGAAAAATTCAACAATCTTTGATCAGTTTGTCACAGATACTATGAATGACTTTGAACAATTTTCTAAGAAAAAAGCTGAGACAAACGAAAAAAACTAATTGATTACCTCCAAAACTCAATGCATGGCGGAGGTATGGATTTTGACCAATATTTGCTTATGTGTGAGCAAATGGGTTGGGAACCTAAAGAAGAAGAAATGCCGCTTGACCCTTCTTCTTTGTCGTATGAGTGTCAACAAGCGTTAGTTCTTTTAAACGCACTACCAGATAACTGGGAAGGCATGAACGGTGTTTGGTTAGGAAAAGACTATAGTGGTTTGAGTGATATCATGGATATTTATCAAATTGATAATAGACGTGAAGTTTTTGAACTTCTTAAAGTTTGCGAGTCTGAGTTAAGTAAATACTATGCTCAAAAACGCAAAGAGCAAGAACAGCTTTCAAAAGCTAAGAGAGGAAGATAATTGGCTAAACAGGTTATTGAAACTAGATTTCAAGCTAAGGGTGGAAAACAAGTTGAAGCTGAAACTAATCGTATTGGCAAAGCTCAAACTCGTTTAGCTCAAGGATCAGCTTCTGCAGGTAGATCTTTTGCTGCTCAATCTCAAGGACTTGGTGGAGTGGTTGGTGTCTATGCAGCAGCTGCTGCTAACGTTTTTGCTTTAACAGCTGCTTTTAGTGCTCTAAACAGAGCCGCTCAGTTTGAAACGATTATTAGAGGTACTGAAGCATTTGCTTCTTCGATTGGAACTTCTGCTACTGCTGTTCTTAAAAGTATTAAAGAAATAACTAATGGTCAGTTAACCTTAATAGAATCAGCTGAACAAGCTAACTTAGCTCTTTCAGCAGGTTTTAATACTGATCAAATTAGTGAGTTAGCAGATGTAGCTAATAAAGCCTCAAAAGCTCTTGGTAGAAACTTATCAGACTCTTTTCAGCGTATTACTCGTGGTGCTATAAAATTAGAACCTGAACTATTAGACGAAATTGGAATCTTTACTCGAATAGAGCCTGCAGTACAGGCATACGCAGCTTCTGTAGGTAAATCTGCAAGTCAACTTACACAGTTTGAACGTAGACAAGCTTTTGTTAATAAAGTCATCGAAGACGGATCAAAAGCTTTTAAAGATATTGATACATCAGTTCTTTCAACACAAGAAAAATTTGAAAAACTTGTAGCTAATTTTTCAGACTTAGCTTTAATTACTGGTAAAATTATAGCAGATTCTTTAGTCCCATTAGTTGACTTCTTGAATAAAAACGTTGGTAATCAATTTTTACTACTAGGATCAATTGGTTTATTAGTTTTTAACAGGTTACGGATTGGAATCACTGATTTTGCTACTAAAGGCTTAACTGCTGGCGCTAATGGCTTATCAAGATTCGCCGATAGCATTACTCAATCTAGACTTGATACTAAAGCTTTGGCTTCTGAATATAAGGCTGCTCAAGCAGCATTTAAAGGAGGAGGAGCTTTCACGGATGCTGGTAGAGGACTCGGTGCATCTCTAAAAAGACAATTAGGAGCTGGTGCTTTATCTACTCAAGAAGCTGTTCAAGCACAAAAAGATATTAATACATTAAAAAATAATGAAAAAGCTGTTCAAGCAGCTTTAAATAAAAATATTTCAGCAGGTGTTGGAAATACTAAACAATTCAAGGCAGAATTAGACCAATCTAAAATTAGGATGGAGGGTTTGAATGCTTCATCAAAGGCAGTTAACGCACAGCTTAAAGCCTCTTCACCTGCTGCAAAGTCTCTTGCAGGGGGATTGAATATTGCGGCAGCAGCTGGAACAGCTCTTGCTAGTGCTTTATCAAGAGCTTTTTTGTTTTTGAATATAGTAGTAGGAGTATTATCTACAGCTCAATTTGTGTTATCGTTTTTTGATATTGATCTTTTTGGTGCTATATCAGATTTTATTAAAAAAACAGGAGCAGCTGCTAGAGCTACAAAAACAGGACTTGATGGTTTAGCTGCAGCAGCTAAAAAGAATTCAGAAGCTTTTAAGGGTTTAGCAGAAGAGCTTAGTACCACTGGAGAAGTTATTGAGAGAGTTTTAGGTTCAGATCTGATTAGAAAATCAGATAGAGAAGTAGCTCAACTTACTACTAGGCTTACAAAAAGACTAGAAAAACTTCAAGAAGCTCAAGCTAAAGCAGGTAAGATAACTTCTAGAGATGTTGGTGGAGCAGCAAATGCTCAAGGCTTAACCCTTGGGATATTTAGCAACACAATAGATAGAAGTAAATTAGATGCAAAAATAATTAAACTTCAACAAGAGCTGCTAGACCTTGGAGTAGCTGCAGAACTTGTTCAGAAAAAATTTGACTTACTAGCTCAAGCATCTACTATCTTATCTCAATCAACAGATCGATCTTTGGAATCTTTTGTAACCTTGATTGGTACTGAAAACTTATTGATTGATGGTAGTGATCAATTAATATTCAAGCTTGGCGAATTTGAACAAGTATTAGGTACTGTAGACGGTAAAACTGTAACACTAAATGATAGTAATAAAAATTTATCTGGTGCATTTGGCGTAGTAAGGCAAACACTAGCAACTTTAACACAAGGTCTAAAAGAGGGATCTTTACAAGGAGATCAATTAGATAAAATTTTAGGAGTTTTACGGATCGCTTTAAAAGAGGCAAAAGATGAAGCCGCAAGCTTTGCAGGTGTTATTGGTGAAGAAGCTACCGCTGCTGTAGAAAAATTTTCTAGAGATTCAATAGAGGCGATTGATAAATTAGCCCAAGAAATTATTGAGATTAATAATTTAACTGACAGATTAGCTAAAAAATCTGGAGCAGCTTTTGCTGCTCTTGACGACGCTGTTTTAGACGGGTTAATATCTAAATCTGGAAAAATAGCTAAAACAGATGCAGAACGCACTAAAAATAAAGCAGAGCTTTTAGCTAATGCAAAGAGTGAATTAGAAACTTTAGAAAAACAATTTTTAGCAGGAACAGCAATTGAAGGTTCAGAAGGTAAAATAGCAGCTTTAAAAGAATTAATTCAAACTTCTGAAAAAGCCGCGCTTGGAAATCAACTTTTAAATGTTAAAGCTATTGAGGATCAAAGAGTTCAGCAAGAAAAGATAGAAAAAACATCTTTGAGACAATTAAAAATTAATGCTGCTCAACTTGTTGCTGCTGAAAGAAAACTTAGCCGCCAAAGAGAAGAGTTACTACTACAGGAACAAATTTCAAGAGTTTCAAATGAGATAACTTTAGAAAAAAAATCATTAGAGATTGATAATGCTAAACTTGAAAATTTTAAGCAACAAATTTCTATTATTCAAGAGCTTAGATCTTTAGAGTTAAGTAGGTTAGGTATACAAAGAGAAATAGGAGATGTAATATTTAAAAGAAATCAACAACTCGAAGCAGCTTCTGATGCTGGATCTCTTAGGGCAGCTCAAAATGCTATTCAAAACCAATTAGATTCTCCTTTAACTTCAGAAAGAGAAGCTGTTAATTTACGCTTAAAAGCAGTAGAATTACAAGCAGCATCTGATGAGAAAGCTTTAGACAGACAAGCAAAGCTAATTGAAAGAGAGAAAAAAACTAGTTTAGATCGCTTAGAAAACCAAAAAGACATTCTAACTAAAGAGGCAGAAGAGCAACAAAAAATAGTTGCTTCACGACTTCAAATTTTTGACCAAGAGTTATCTATCTTAAATAAACAAAAAGATCTTCAACTTTCGGAAGCTAATTTAGAATTACTGAAAAAAGAAAATCAAATTAAAAATATTGCTGATAATATGAACGTACAAAAAGCTCAAGCAAGGATAAATGCTGATGAGAAAAAAGACGCATTAGGCTTGATTTCAGCGGAGGCTCAGCTTTTAAAACAAAAAGTTATAGCTAATAAAGAAGCGGTTGTAGATGAGACACGACTTTTAAATGCAAGTGCAGAGCAATTAAGAGCACAAGGAAAAAATGTATCAAATGTAGAAGATCCTGCTAATGTAAATATAAAAAATACAGAATCATTAATTACTGCATTAGGTGGTCAAGCATCTGCTATAGACGCTACTTTAAACTCCCAATTAGCTCTGATAACTACTAATTCAAATCTTCAAGGAGAGCAAGCATCTTTTGAAGCTAGTCAGATAGAGAAAAGAATTGAAAATTTAGTAAGCCAAGGCTTATTGGAAAATGAACTTAATGCAGTAAAGAAAAAACAAATTTTAGATGAATTAGCCGGTATAGATTTAATATTAACTAGTAAACTAGAAAACTTGACAGAAGAAGAACGATTAGTTAGAGAAAATGCTGTGAGTAGGTTAGAAGCTTTAGGGTTTGAAAAAGAAGAAATCCAACAGATTTTAAAATTTGCTAGAGAAAGAGCTGAATATGAGCTTAGTTTTAGAAAAAGATTTGATAGTGCTGTAGGAGCTTCTGCAGATACTTTAGAAACTAAAACAATTTCTTCTTTGAACGAACTTAATTCGGCTTTTGTTGAGGGGTCTTTAACTTTTGACTTAGCAAAAAATAAATTCAGTGAGTTTGCTGGTTCTCTAATTAAAGATATACAAAAAATATTTTTTCAAGAAACTATTGCTAAACCTGCAGCTGGCTTTTTAAAAGATACTTTTCTTGGTAGCGAAAAAGAAGGTGGTGGAATATTTAGTAGTCTCTTTGGGATGGGTAAAAATGTAAACGGAGGCTTGATTAGGCACATGGCTTCAGGTGGAATGGCTCGTGACAGAGTTCCAACTCTCCTAGAGCCAGGCGAATTCGTTGTTCGCAAGCAAGCAGCAAAAGTCGCTGGACCATCTAACCTTGCGTCTTTAAATGCAACTGGACAAATGGGCGGAGGCAATGTTAGTGTTAATGTTACTAATACAGGAACACCACAAACTGCAGAAGCTTCACAACCTCGCTTTGATGGTGAAAAGATGGTGATTGATATTGTAATGAGAGATTTATCAACTAATGGACCAATTAGACGCTCACTTAGAGCAGGAGGAGCTAGTTAATGGCTACATATCCTGATGACGCTACACTCGCAGTTACTGCTTTTTCTGTTGTAGGTGAATCAACCTTTAACAATACTGGTGCTACCACAACAGACTTCGCACTCCCAACAACTGTTTCTCATCGCGGTGAGGTAGCAGCTTTTATTGATGGAGTGCTACAAGCTACGACCTCTTATGATCTTTCAGATAGCGGAGCGACTGCCAGTTTTTTAACAGCTCCTAACGCAACAGCTCTTGTGTTAAAAACTATTTCACTTCCTACACGCTTTCAAACTACTCGATCGTTTCCTGCTATTAGGGCAGTTGATTTTAATGCTAGTTCTGCACAAGTGATTGATAGTGTATCATATTTAATTAATGGATCACGTACTGCATTTGCTTTTCCAGAAGGCACAAGTGTTTCTACAACTGCTGATTTTATGGTGTTTGTTTCAGGTGTTCAACAGCAGTCTAGCGCGTTTACTTATCCTTCAGCTACACTCGGTAATGGTGGTATTGACATTGATGATGACGGAACTCCTCTTGATGACCCTGATACTCTCTCAATTAGAGTTTTTGATTCTACTGTAACAACTTTTGATCGTTTCACTTCTATGACAGACCGTAAGCCTGACAAAGGGTATACTTCACAGCTCTCATTTGATTCAATAAACTTTACTTCACAATCAGGTTATGAAAAGCGTAGACTTAGATCACGTCGCTCAAAACGTCAATATTCACTACAGTATTCAAATATCACAGGAGTAGAAAAGACAGCAATAGAAAACTTCTATAACGCTCGTAGTGGAGAGTTTGAGTCCTTTATATTTGATTTATCTCACATCAATGATAGTGGAACTATAAACGCACGATTCTCTGGAGCGTTAAAGGTAACTCAAATTCTATCAAACGGCTCTGGATTACTAGATAATTTTTATTCTGTATCATTTGATTTGCAAGAGACTTTTGACTAATGAGCGCTCGTAATTATGATTTTATTTTAACTGTTGATGATGCTTCAGACTTTGAAGCAGGCAATGTAGTAATAGGCAAAACTTCTCTTACTACAGCCCTTATCGCTAATGTTGACACAGATGCTAATACTCTTAAAGTAAAGCTTAATAATGTGCTGCAAGAGTTTTCTTCAAGTGAAGATGTTGAATCAAACACTGTTACAATAAGTGGCAGTGCAGACGGGTTATTAACCTCAATCCCTTTCAATGCTAATACAATGAGTGGCAACACTACTACTGCCACTGCTACAATATCTTCTATAGCGTCAAGCGCTTTTATTGCTGAAAAGAATGCATTCACTCAAAATCCTATTGTGCGACTATATGAGATCTACTATCCTGGAGAATGGTATCCCCCTAATGCGGCTGGTAATCCAACAGAAGATGGAACTGGACGTGCTTGGCCTGTTAATTTTCCAATTCGTTTTGCTGACATTCGCGGTGATTTAATAGCAGACCTTCAGTATAATGTTACTTATGGAGGCACTTCATATATTCCTTTTCCAGTTAATATATCATCAATCGATCAAGGGTCTGATGGAAAGATTAATGAACTCACACTAAGTGTATTTAATGTTGATAACATTGTTTCTGCTCTAATTGAAGATCCGTTTATCTCAGGCAATAATTCCACCAACTCAGTTGTAGGCATTGTGAACGGTGAGTATGTACACGGTTTAGATCCTCGCACAATTTCCCAAGATCCTTCTGACTTACCCACCTCTGTTACAGTAGGTGATCAAACAGGGGTAAATGCTCAGTCCTTACTTCAAGCTCAACGTGATTTTGGTTTAGCATATGATGAAAACATTGTTGGTGTGTACGGTAAATCTAATGCATCATTTACTCGTAGTGAAACACAATCGGTTGAGGGAACTTGGACAGAAGAAAAGCTTGATTCTCGCGACTTACTAGGCGGTGTTGTTCAAATAAAAACTACTTTTGCTAACTTTTTAGACAACTGGCCTGAGTATAGCACTGCAAAATTTGTCTCAGCTAACGTAATAGAAGTAACTAACACTCTTCCATACCGCGTAGGAGATACTGTAAAGTCAGAGACTGGATCAACAACTGGCACTATATTAAATATTGAAGATGGCAGATTTTTAGTTCTTGATAATGCACTCGATGAAGGTACAGCAACTGGTAATGCTATATTTATTGTAAACTCTGATGCAGATCCAGAATCTTATATTGAAGATACATTTAAAATAGATCAGCTTGAATCTCTTTCTGACCATCTTGCAACATTTGGCTTAGTATCTTGGTTACAGTATTTTAAAACTTCAGTCCCAAAACGCAAATACTATAAAAACACTTGTCAGTGGACCTATAAAGGTGATGAGTGTCAATATCCTGGACCTAACGGTGGTGCTATTCCAGGAACCTCTCCAACTCTCAATGCTAATACGAATCCGATAGCTGCAGATAATTCTATTGCAGCTGATGAATCTGGTGATGTATGTGGTAAGTCATTACTGTCTTGTCAGTTAAGAAATAATCAAATTCATTTTGGAGGTTTCCCTGCCACAGGTCGGACAGTTCCCAAACAATAAAATTTGTATACTTCCTTGGATGCATATCTATGGTCATCTGACCGGTGACTATGCACTATGTTGTCATACACTCAGTTCTCAAGTTCCAGAAAATGAAAAAACTTACGGTAAAGGACTTTCTCCGTTAGAGGCTTTTAACTCTGACTATATGAAAAAAGTACGACTTGACATGCTTGACGGAAAAACACCAAGCGCCTGTCAGGTATGTGATAAATTTGAAGAGTCTAATAATATAAGTCACAGACTTCAAGTAAATCAGCGTTTTCATCTTTACACAAAACTATTCGAGCACACTAATAAAGATGGATCAGTAAATAATCCTCCGTTTTATTTAGATATTCGTTTTGGCAATCTATGTAACTTTAAGTGCCGCATGTGTGGACCTGAAGCATCTTCTTCTTGGTATAAAGATAACCAACAACTTAAAATATTCAAGTCAACTTATGACAAAGCCGTATTTGATCCTTGGACAGAAAATGAAGATCTTTGGAGAGATATTGATAAGATAAAATCACATATTAAGCTTATCTACTTTGCTGGAGGCGAGCCTTTTGTGCAAGAGGGTCATTATAAACTTTTGAAATTTTTAGTTGATAACGACTGCACTGATATAGATCTTGAGTATAATACTAACTTATCTTATGATTCAAAATTTAAATCTTATGATATAGAACAGTTGTGGAAACACTTTAAAAGTATACAGCTATGGCCAAGTATTGATGGTTTTAAGCAACGCGCTGAATATGGACGAAAAGGTTTAAGTTGGGAACTGTTTGAATCTAACTCAAATAAGTTTTCTTCTTATATAAATACTTATTCAATTGTAAATAACATTTATAGTGTATCATCGATTCCTGATCTCATTAAGTGGATTAAAGATCAAGGTAAAAGTTTTTACATAACTAACCTTGTTCACCCCTCTAATCAATCAGTCACTATACTCCCTGATAATATTAAAACTGATTTAATCTCAAAATATAAAAAATTATTATATGAGTTTAGTTTAAGCGATGAAGAATCAAGAAATGTTATTAATTGTTTAAAACATTTAAAAAGTGCTGATAATACAAATTTGGGAAAATCATTTAAAGATCAAAATATAAAGTTAGACTTACTAAGAAATGAAAGTTTTACCGCAACTTATCCAGAGTTTGAAGAATGGTACACGAATATTTAGGTATAAAACATGAATACGGAAAGTTTGATTGTATCACTATAATAAAGCAGTTTTATAAACACGAGCTAAATATACATTTTGACTTACCTGATTACCCTTCATCTAGAGCTTGGATGAAATCTTTTTCTACTGATACTGTAGAAAAGCATGCACTTCAACACGCTAAAAAAGTTAGTTTGACAGCAGCTCAAGATTATGATGTAATGGTTTTTAAGTCAGATAAATCAAACTTAGTAATTCATTTTGGACTTTACTTAAGTCCTCTTAAAATGTTACACATCGAAGAAGGGGGTTTTTCGTGTATCTCAACTCTTTCAGACTATTGGATGAGTAAGTTACACTTAGTTCTTAGACACAATGAGCTGGTATAAAAAATATGTAGGATTTCCCTATAAGCATTTAGGTGAAGATCCAATTTCAGGAATAGACTGTTTTAACTTATGCACCCTCATATATAAACAAGAACTTGAAATTGACATTCCTTATCGAACAAAAGACTTTTGTAATATAATTGACGAAGACTGGTACTCAAAAACTCATGAACGTTGGATGGAACGAGCCGCATCAGATGAGTATGGTTGGTTAAAAGTTAAAGAACCTAAACTATATGATGTAATATTAATGAGCTTAGGTGCCACAAATGTGACTAATCATTGCGCACTGTATGTGGACAGAAATAAAATATTACAAACAATGATTGATCATACAAGCTGGATCGCTCCGTATGGTAGATATTATCAGCAATATACAGTAGGAATATACAGATGGAAAAGTTTAGTAAATTAATTGAAGATATGAATGCTCATGCTATGGCTGATTATCCTCGTGAGGCAGTAGGCATTGTCACAAATAGCTTTGAGTATATTCGTTGTAAAAATATATCTCCCAGCCCTAAAATTAGCTTCTTACTTGACCCAGAGGCACTTGTAAAAAATGATGGCAACATATGGGGAATATTTCACTCACATCCAGGCGAAGATAATCCTATTCCAAGCAAGGAAGACAAAGTTAGTGCCGCTTTTAATGAGTACAAGTTTTTAGTAGGTTTTAATAAGAAATTTTATATATACTGGTTAAATGAAAAGATTGATGCTCTAATATTTGACGAGTTTAAGGAGTCGCATCTTGAAAGCGCAGCTTAAAATACACTCTTCTCTTCAAAAATTTTTCAGTGATAGCTCTTATACTGTAGATCTACATACTTATTTTGATGTAGTTCCTTATCTCAACTCTATGCATCCAAAGTTTAAAAAGTATATGCTTGATGTTGAGCAGAATGAGTTTACTGAAAATGTATTTATTTTAGACTCAGACTATCGTATAGTAGAGCCTGATGAAGCCCAATTGCGACGAATAAAAGATGACGATACATTATATTTAGTTCCTGGTATAACTGGTGGCGGAGGTAAACGAGGCGGACTATTTGCAATGGTTGCGATGATTGGTTTTGCAGCAGCTACTGGAGGCTTAGGTGCTTTTAGTCTTGGAGGAGCGGGGGCAGCAGCTCTTCCTGCTTCAGCTACCGCAGTTAACACTTCAACAGCCGCTGGAGTAGCTACTGCAAGTGGAGGAGCTGGTGGAGGTCTTTTCAGTGCATTCTCTTCACTTCCAGGATTCGCTAAAAACATACTTGGAAACATAGCTCTTGCGGTTGTTGCATCACTGTTCACCTCAAAACCAAAACCAATGGAAACAGACAATTCTACTCGCGAGAACGGAATGTTTGGATCATTAACTAACACCTCAGAAAGTGGAACCCCTATTCCTCTTGTTTATGGGCATTTTAGAGTTGCAGGACAGTTCTTAAGTGGGTATATTGATTCAGAACAACATGGAAAAAATGATGTTGTGAATGTAGGGGACAAATTCTCATGAGTAGAAACTATATAAGGTATACGAACGCTTCTCTTCCAAGAATTGAGGGATCAAAAGGTGGAGGCAAAGGCGGATCAGGGGGTCAGGCAGCTACAGAAGCTCCTCAGTCTCTATTTGGTACTGATATTCTTTTTACAACTGTTGGACTAAGCGAAGGTCCTGTATATAGAATTAACGGAAATGGTCCTCAAGATATAGAAATTACTGATAGCTCAATAGATGATTTAGTTCTTTTAGACGGTGATGGAAGTGAAGATACATCAAAGTTTAAAACTCTCTCTACCACCGGAACTACTACTCAAGATCGTTTAGATGTATTCGGTGAGAATATTATTACTCCTCAAAATTTCGCTTCTCCAGTATCTCTTAAAAAGGGTAATATTGCTGGTGTTCCTTCATCAGGAATTACCCTTCAAGAAACTAGCTCACAGTCTTGGGATGCTCTTAAGTTTATATTTCAAATTAATGGACTTCAAAGAGTGTTAGATAATGGTAGCATTAAATCTCACTCTGTATCTATTAAAATACAAATTTTTCCTGCAGCAGCTGATGGAGCTTCAGAGATTACCTCTATTGAAAAAACTATCTCTGGAAAAACGTCTACAGCATTTAGATTCAATATAAGAGTTGATATTCCGACCGCTAATCGTAGTAATAATGGTTATCGTTTTACAATTACTAAAACTTCAAATGATAATAACAGCTCTAAATTTGCTGAAGACATTCGTTCAATAGGTTGGTTTGAGATTGAAGAGTCACCTCAGGCATATCCTCGTACAGCAGTAATTGGGTATGCTCTTAAAGCTGTTGACGAGCATCAAGGTGGAGTTCCAACTTTTACCTCAATGGTAAAAGGATTATTAGTAAAAGTTCCTTCAAACTATAATCAACCCGTTCTAACTAACGGAGAGATTGATTGGAGAGAAGTAGAAGTTGGAGACTCAACTAGAGTAGGTCAAGGATACTCACTACAGTTTACTGGTGCAGGAACTAAGCTTACTGCTCAAAATCCTCAGATTTATGTTGGTACATGGGATGGTACTTTTGTATATTCATGGACACAAAATCCTGTATGGATTATTTACGACATTTTAACTAATAAGACATATGGTGTAGGCATACCTGAAGAAAATATTGATAAGTATAAGTTTTTTCAAATTGCTCAGTATTGTGATGCTTGTGACTCTTCAACTGGTAATTTTATTGGTGTAGATTCTTTATCTGATGGATCTTTTAGGCATAAGCCTCGTGATCAATTTACAACAGTTAGAGAGACTCTTGTTGGGCTTGCTGCTGGTACCTCGATAAAAGAACGCAGATTTACACTTAACTGCGTAATAGCTGATCAATCACAAGTAATGGACACACTCAATACACTTGCAGCATCTTTTAGAGGTGCTATTGTTTACTCTCTTGGAAAAATTACTCTTGCAGTTGATATGCCTGATGAGTTTCCTGTAATGGTATTTAATGAAACTAATATTAAACAAGGATCACTTCAGATATCAGGTAACAAAGAAAGTGATATTATCACAGGAGCAGATGTAAGTTATATTGAACCTACTAACCACTATAAACGTGAAACTGTTAGAATTGATACCTCAGACAGAAATGATGGATCAGTTCCTGGAGTGGTAGAGAATGTAGTGTCTCTAGATTTATTTGGTACTACTAGGCGTTCACAAGCTCTACGTTTTGCTCAGTATCAGATTGCTGCTTCAACATTTCAAAGACGCAATATTACTTTTACTACCAGTTCAGACGCACTTAATTTAGCTCCTGGAGATGTTATCTCTGTAGCACAACAACAATCAGGTATAGCCTATGGATATAGTGGAAAACTTTTTCAAGACTCTAATGTTCAACTTCAATCAGGTAACTCAAATATATACTTAGAGCACTTTACTTCTCCATCTATCGCTTCAACATTGTTTACTGCAAACACAGGACCTATCGCGCTACGTGTTATTAAAACAGATTCAGACAGAATTGATTTGTATATTTTAAGTGATTCAGATTTTACACTTACAGCCACTGATAATGTTTCTACAGGAATTGACCAAGCAAGAGTCAAAGTCGTCCAGAGATATAATCAAATAACAAAGCAGTTTGATAATTATTCAACTTTTACTGCTAATAATCTACCTAAACGTGGGGATTTATGGTCTCTTGGGGAGATCGAAAATCCCGCAAACTTTTATACTAATAAAGCAGGTAAGTTATTTAAAATTACCAGTTTAAGTAGAGAGCCGCAAGACGAAGAAGTGATTATAACAGGAATTGAGTATATATCTAATGTCTATGTAGATTCAGATACTTTTATAGACTATACTCCTACAGCCTATACAGATATTATATCACCTTTAACTGTTCCTCCACCGCCTCAAGTGTCATTTAGACCAGTTCCTCGTAGAACTCTTGACGGGTCAGTAGTTGTAGACGGTATTATAGAAGAAACTACTGAATCATTAGGTTTTAATCAAGACTTCTCAACTGAGTTCTTTTTATCAACCCCTGAATCTGATACTTTAGTAGCTAACGTTGTGGGAGGATCAGCAGGTGCTTTAGAGTTTAAAGTTAGTAACGCTGATGCAGTTACTGAGAGTGATGCACTTGTTACTCTTATAGGAAAAAACGGATTTACAACTTCTGTTGGGGAAATCAAGCTACTATGTACGTCATATGCACTAACTGATACAAATGGAGGTGTAGATGATGGTAACATCGAACTTACTTTAGCAGGATATGGGGATGTATTTGATGAAAACTTTTTTATGCACGTATCTGAAGTAAATGACGGAAGTGAAGATGCACCAACACTTAAGGGTGATGACTTTGTAACTATTCCTGTAAACGAAAAAGAATCAGTTCAGAGTGCCTTAAACTTTGTTGGGTTTGCTCCTATAGTTACAGAACTAAGTCGTGAAATAGTATCATCTGATGTTGCTAATGATAAACTTAAAATTGAAAACACTAATACTGGTGGTCTTAATCTGATTTCTTCACTTCCCCCTGCTCCTTTTTATGTGACTATTAATCAAATGCTTGATGCTAAAACTTACAATAATACAAGTTTTTATGTAAAAGGTGTTGAAACTACGTATGTTGATGAAGGTGATTTAGCTGATCATAATGGTGAGATAGAAATTGAGGTCGATCCTCGTGTTAAAGGTTTTACTCGGTTTTTTGTAGATGGTATTCAAAAATCAGCAGGTCAATACACTTTTACAAGAAATGAGGATGCTGAAGCTAACTCAACTATTTCTTATGTGACAGGTGCAAATGAAGAAAAATATAGAATTGAAGTTGATTACTATGCTCCGCCTTTAATCGAAATAGGAGACAATGTTCAAACGTCTGCAGGTAACACTTTTAGCGTTGTAGGAACTTCTTATGATCTTGAAAGTCCCAGTTATAATTCAACAATTACAACAAATTCTATCTACCGTATCACTCTAGAAAACGAAGATACAATAAGCATTCCTTACTTTTCAAGTTCTATTACTGGAGTAGCAACAAATAGAAAACCTGTTGCTAACCTTTTAGGTTCTTCTTTTACTAATATTGCACCTGACCCTATAGGCACACTGACAAGTGTTAATGGTGGAGATGTTACTTTTACGTATGATACTACTTTGTTTCCTGGTAACTTTAGAACTGCTAATTCAAGAACATACTCGTTTCAAGTTGGAAATGAGTTTGAACGTATTAGTGTAGACGATGATTTAATAGTTCCAGATCTACCAACTGGGGTTACTTCGCTTCGAGCCAGAAATAGAAATATTCTTGGACGCTTTTCTCCTTTTGTGACAAAATCTATTACTGTAGAAGACCTTCCAATCCAAAAAGTACAAAATTTTAACATAATAGAGTCACTTTACAGAGAACAAACTGGTGGAGTTGCTGTTCGTGTAACAGCAGAGTTTGACCATATTCAAGGACAAGAAGTGACTGACTATGAAATTTCTTATAGACTTGATAATGTTGAAGCTATAGGTGGGAATGATGGTGGATCAGATTTGACATCATTTAATACTGTAAAAGTTCCATCGACAGGTATTGACACAGACGGGAAAATTAGATTTACAATAAACGGTATAAATAGAGGAATTATTTCAGAATCTAACTCTATTATAATTCGGGTAACACCTCTTAATAAAGATATTCGTGGATTTACTATAACAAAAACTAAATCTATTATTGGTAAAACAGCTCAGCCACTTAACGTGCTAAACTTCACAGGCGGTCAGCAAACTGATCAAATAACTCTTTTCTGGACATATCCTCGTACCAATGAGCAATTAACTGACTTAGATTTAAAAGAAGTTGTCATACGACGTGCTCCAGGAGAGGTTGCTGCTACAGTTGAAAACTTTGTCGCATCTGACCCCCTTATCACAGTTTCTTCTGGTACTTCCCGTAAATCAATTCCTATTGATGCTTTTGGAGAGTTTACTTACTTAGCCAGAACTCGTGATACAAGCGGTAATTTTTCTGAATCTGTAGCTGGAATCACTTTAACTACTACACGCCCAAATCGTAATACTGTTATTAATGCTTATAATGAAGATGATCCAGGAACTGACTTTACTAACATCACTAACACAAATTCAGATGAAGAAAACTATGCATCGTTTACAACTTCAAACTCTGGTGGATTAGTATTTGCAGATAAAGGTGATGGATTTCCATCATCTATAGTTGATAACGCAAATGGCACATCAAGTGGATTCTCTGCTATTGGGGGATCGCCGACAGACTTACTAGCAGAAGGAACCGCTATCTATATCACATCAATTCGAGATCTCGGAGCAAGTCTTACTGGGGCTATTCAAATTGATATTGAAGCTACTCAAACTGTGCGATCACAATTTACTGATCAACATGAAGATTTTATTGCAGCTGCAGTTACTGAAGAGTCTACAGTATCAAATGTACTTGTAGATACAGATTTTGGAGGTATTGGTCACGTACTTGGATTTAATAATACAGATTCTCTTGTTGTAAATGCAGTATTTGACGCAAATAACCAAACACTTATCTCAGGTCCTGGAATTTATTCTTCTGACGGGTCTAATGCTAAAGTGTGGGCGATATGGAATGACGGGCAGTTTGCAGGAGATGACGCTAATTCTAATTCGTACGCACTTATAGCAGGTGTTATAAATGCAACTGCTATTGAGCTTGGAGCTACCTATCATGCTAATGGTGATCCGACAGGTTCTAATGCATTTTCTAATATCACTCTCGGTGCAAGTAATACTTATACTCTTGTAGATTTAAAACAGTTTTCTGATACAGGCTCTGCAGAAACTTTTTCAGGAGATCTAGGAGCAGTGACTACTCAAACTTTTATACGCACTACTACCGTTGATAACTCTTCTTTATACTACGCTAATGGTAATGTGGATGTAACTCAATTTGTTGGGGGAACGGTTAATGAAGGATTTGCTCCTTATGAGGCTGGATCTCGAACATTTAGACAGTTCCAAATAAAATTTGTTGTAACCAACAATGAGCCAGATGAATTTGACTTTACAATTGATAAATTTCGGTATACAGTAGATAAAGAACAAGTAATTTTCACAGATACTATTACTTATGATGGTTCGCCAAAAACTGTAAATTATTCAAGCGCTGCATATCTTAACAGACCTGTTATCTCCTATGCAGTGCTATCACAAGAGGATGCTGAAGCTAATCCAGCAATTGTAGTGACTACTGCAGCTTCTGCTACACAAGCTTCATTTAAACTTTTTGCAGCAGATGGAACAGGCGAATATCAAGCAAATAGTACAGCTACCGTAATGTTTACGGCTTCAGGAGTATAATATGGCATTAGTAGATTCAAATACCTTTATTGAACCTACCGCAGGCACCTCTCTTAATGCCGCTCGATCACAGTTTAATAATGCATTAAGATCACTATTAACTAATTTTAGCTCTCCAGCGATTCCCGATACTGAAAATATTACTGCTTCAGGAACTGGTATTGGTGAGCAAGATGGAATGTTATATCGCAGTGAGACTACTAATGCACTATACATCTCAGACTCAGTTCATGTAAAATCTTCTCCGGTTGGTGGTAATTTTACCCGTGTTGGTATCGGTAATCGTGTTGAGAATGGTATTGCTTCTCTTGCTGCAAATGTCGCTACATACGAGATAGGTGAGTTAACAGCTACAGTGTCAGCTGCAGGTGGTTTAGCTTCAAACGGCAGACTATACTTAATCACTGCTAATAACGGCACAATGGCAGATGTTATTGATGTAGGAATACCTCCTACAAATGGTTCTGTCACAAATACAATGATCGCTGTAAAAGGCATTACTATAGATCGTGTTGACTTTGCAAAAGCTGGTCACCGTCTTGACGCTTTTGACGGAAAAGCTGAATGGGAGTCTAATACTACACTTCGAGTCTCTGCTCTAGCAGGTGTAAACTCAGCAATTGGTATTGGATCACTTAATTCATCTAATGCTGCAATAGTGCATAGACTAGATGAAGCACTCTCAACTGCACATACTAAAGCTGCTGATGGTCTTCATGTAATGGCAACCCCTGGAGTGTATGCAAACTTAGCAGTTGGAGTGTTAGCGCAGTCGTCTATCGCAAATGATTTAACCTCTACTCAAGCACCACTACTTCCAGCAGGGTCTATTATAGCTTGGGGTGGAGCTGCGGCTCCCTCAGGATGGTTACTGTGTGATGGAGATAATATAGGAAGAACAACGTATGCAGCTCTTTTTGCAGCTATCAGCACAACCTACGGTGTAGGTGATGGGTCAACTACATTTAATTTGCCTGATTTACAAAACAGGATACCATACGGAGCTGACGCTGTAGCACTTGGCACTGCTACTGGCACAGATATAGCAGCAGCTGGGGCTACTACTACATCTTCTGAAACGTTAACTCCAGCAACAGGATTTACAGAAATTACTGTGGCATCAAAAGATGGTGGAGCTACCTCAGTTCTTAATACTGTAACTATACCAGATCACTCTCACACATATACTGTACCAGGATTAACAGTCAACTACATAATAAAAACTTAAGGAACTACTAAATGATATATAGAAAATTTAATATAGATGAAATGAATCAGCGCATGCTTTTTTGTGAGTATAGAGATATTTCACAAGGTAAGAATTCACCACCAATGATTCAACGTGCTTTTCCTCTTGATAAGATCTTAGAAGCAGCACCTGAGCTTTTAAAACTTACTGAAGGTGAAGAGATTGGTATGTATTATGAGGATAAAGGAACTATCGAAGTTAAAGAACGAATCTTTTTAACTCATCGAGACTCTTTAGATGACGAGACTGTTGATTTTATCATTGATTTTATTAAACGAGCGTGCATTGATGAAGAGTTTGATGAGCTGCTCAAACCACCAACAGTTGATCAACAAGTAGAAGACTTTATCAAAGAATTCTTTGAAGGTGAAGAAGAAGAACCGCTAGAGCAAAAAGACTTTTTAGCGGAGTTCTTTGCAGAGCTTGAAGAAGAGACTGAAACGAAGGAGTAATCGTGGCACTTACAAAAGTTACTACTACAGTTATTAACGCTAATGCAGTTGCAAACACCTCAGTTGCAAATTCAGCTGTTAATCGTTCTGGTCATATAGCAAACGCAACCATTGAAATTCAACACTTAGCTGATAGTGCAAATACAGCTACTCTTAATAGTGGTATGGTAGCAAATGTTAATACGATTACAGATAATGTAGACTCAGTTCAATCAAATGTTTATGCAAATATTAGTAGTATAGATATTGTTTCATCAAACACTGCAGCATTTTTAGTTTTTGGACAAGAGGCTCTTCTCACAGGGCAAACATCATTTTTCGAAGCAAAAACTACTAACGGCGCACAAAACGGACAAGGATGGAGACTACCCACAGCAGGTATAGTCACTCACATAACTGCTCAGATGAATGTTCACACTCAATCAGCAGGATCTGTGCTACAGGCTGATTTATATAAAAATGGCGCAAGTGCAGCAGCTGACGGTAATAACTTAGTAGTAACAGGAGCAGCTACAGGAGCTGCTGGTAATTCAAATGTTGTAAGCACAAGCTTTGCTGCTGGAGATAGGCTAGGTCTTCAATTTAAGCATTCTGACGGTACACTTGCAACCGATGATCATGCTTTTATAGTGAGACTATCAGTATAGTGAGAAAATATAGACAACTTACAACTGAATTGACATTTCGTTGTAACGCTAAATGTCCTGCATGTCATAGACAAAAACCACTTTCTATAAATTTAAATGATGCTTGTTATACAATAAGTTTAGAACGCTTTAAACAACTTTTTTACCCTGAACTACTTAACAATTTAGAGTGGTTAGTTCTTAATGGAAACTTTGGCGATTCTATTATGAATAAACAGTTTCGTGAAATTATCTCATATGTTAAGTCACATGGCACACGTATTTTAATACATACTAATGGCGGCATACACGATGATGCGTATTGGACAGACGTAGGTAATATACTCGATGATCGGGATATAATTAATTTTGATTTAGATGGACTTTCTGATACTCATCACATCTATCGCATTAATACTAAATATGAAAATGTGTTATCTAATGCTTGTTCCGTCATAAAAACTGCTAGACCACAAGTACATTGGAAATATATTGTTTTTGAACATAATCGTCATCAGGTAGATGAAGCACGTGCTACGGCTGAAAAGTGTGGGTTTACAACTTTTTCTACTGTAAAAACATCAAGAGATGTATTTGCTCCTAAATCAGGAGCTTTTGTTCACTCTAAAAAGACCAAACAATTCGATAAGGCAGAGCGTCAAATACACTGTGTATGGGATAATTGGAATAAGTGGTACATCTCTCCAGAAGGTTTAGTATTTAGATGCTGTTGGACTGGTGGTCACTATTATGATCAGGATAATTCACGTTTTTACTATCCTCCTCAGTTTACTCGTCTTTTTAATGGATTTGATGTTCCACTCGAAAAGATTTTAAGTTATAATTATTGGAATAAACTACAGAGTTTTCTACAAGGCTATGAGCGATCTTTTAAACTTTGTAAATCACAATGCGGTAAAATTGTATCATCTATTGAAAAAACTGAGGAAAATTTACAAACAGGTGAGAAAATAACTTTTAACTCTGCAAATCAGTTAGGAAATTAAATGTCAGCTAAAATGTTACGCAAAGTTGGAAAATTCAAATTTTTAAGATTTCCGAATCAAGGAATCCGCAGAAATGAGAAAATAAGAAAACTTGCCACAGGTGGAAAATTATCTTATAGTAATCTTGAAAATTTTATTACAAAAGAACGTAACTTAGGGTATCCGATTAAATACTCTAAGCCAATAGGTTTTAAAAGGAAAAAAAGATGAGAAAAGACGGACATACAGATGTATCTTCTTCCCGTAGGATGTGTAAAACTATTATAGAAGATGCAAATGATATTTTAGACGCATTACCAAGAGATATGGAAGCCTCTCTTCCAACATGGTGGACTAATAAACTTGCAAAGTGTTCAGCGTACATGAATGGTGCTCGTGATTACTTAGTATACTCAGAATCTCCAATGGAAGAGCCTCGTGAAGAGTCAAAAGATGATGAAATGTCTGACTCTGGACTAGACATGGGAGAGATGACTACTCTTCCCGAAGGTCAGATAAAAGTAGGTAACTATCAAACAATGCATTTTGATATATGTCCTTCAGCACAGGCTCTATACAGCTCAATGGAAGATCGTACTGTAATGACACACCTTGTGGTAGAGTCTGCTATGTTACAAGATGTGTTTTTTAAATTAGAAAAGAGAGCTATTGCGATGGGAGCGAGCGATCAAGATATGGTCGATAAGGCTCAACAATATGCAGATATGATCATGGATTTAGCTAAGGAAATGGACTTAGAAGAAGAACATGAATATATTGAAAGCGTTCATATGGATAAATTTAAAGAACTTCTTATAGATAACGAAGATGATGATATGACACCTCCGTCATTTAAGATGGTTCAAGTTGAGAATTGCTAATGCCTCTTAAGCGTGGTAAGTCTCAAAAAACAGTTTCAAAGAATATAAAAGAGCTGATGAAAAAACCTTCAAAGGCTCGTGCTAAAGGAATAAGCACTTTAGCCAAACGTTTAGGTATATCAAGAGAAGAAGCGCAACGTCGTCAAGCAGTGGCAATTTCCCTCCGTGCGGCAGGCAAGCCTCTTCCTAAAAAGAAAAAATAAAATTTTGACATACACATAGATATTTGTAACAATCAGTTATAAATATTCTTTTTAAGGAGAACTAAAAATGGCTAATGTTTATACTATTGGCGGACCAAACGGTAACTTTGCTGACCTAAACAGCATCGACTCTGCAGCACTTGCAGAAGCAAACAATACTTTCCAGATCACTCCTGGTGAATACACAGCTCCAAACGACTTTACTGGAACTGACATCTCTTTTCAAGGTTTAGGTGATCGTGACGATGTAATTATTATTGGTAACTCATCTGTAGGTTTTTCTGTAGCAAATACTTATGCAGGAGCACTAACATTTGAAAACTTAACTATCAAAGGACAAGACTCAGTAGCAACTGGTGATCCAGCTGGATCAAATACTTGTGTTACAAAGCTTGGAGCAACAGCTTCTCCAATGATCTTCCGTAACGTTAAGTTTACTAATGCTGTACACGCAGCTAACTCACATGCTGAGTTTGCTACATCAGCAGGTGTAGATACTGTTGAGATGCATTACTGTCAAGCAAATGTTGATAAAGCAATTGTATCTAATGCAAACGTTTATGCAACATATTCACTATTTGGTGCAAACGCTTATCATACAGCTGAAGCTGGAGATCCAGCACTAGTAATTAAAACACTACTATGTGGTCCAAACACAGCTAACGTTGGTAACTCAACTGAAACAATTCAAGCAACAATTGCTTAATAAATTTTAATTAAAGGAGAAAATCATGGCTATGATTTCTAAAAATGCTAAACAGCCAATGGAGGGTGTAGCTTCTGCAACTTCTCCATTTGGTGCTGCAATGGGTTCTAAAAAGACTGCTAACGGGTCTGACGGTGGCGCATGGGCAGCTGATATGAAAGCTCCTAAGCCCTATGGCAACTTCCGTACAGGTGATAATAAGCCTGGCGCACGTGGTCCGATGACTAAAGGTGTTTCTGTAGCTTCTGAGAACGTCACTAATGGCATGGGTGGACGCGTTATCAAGAACATGAAATAAGGTGATTGATATGGCAAAAACACTATCAGGAGTAGAAGCGAGAGAAGGACAGTCTGTTGTAATTGGTGATAACCGTTACGGCATGAGAGAAGAGTATGATCCAGCAGTAAAACGTGAAACTTTAGACTACTATCGTCGAGGAGACACACTTACTGTTAAAGAAGTAAAAAATCCTAACTCTCAAACAGTAAAGACTGTAAAAGTAAAATGATTGTTCCTGAAGTTTTTCAGCGTTCTATGTCAAAGCCTAAAAAGCGAAAGCCTAAGAAAGCGAAAAACAAGGGATCAATTCCTTACAAAGATATTTATAAACAAAAAATTGTTTTTAAATAGCACCTTTTGCCTTTAACAAATTATATAACCAAGTTTTATCGTAAGGCGCACATATATGAAGTTGCGCCTTACTTGTTTCTATAATCTTTGAAAATATACGTTTATGTTCTACATCAACAGAGATAAACACCAAATCATCTATCCCCAACCAAGAATAATCAAAATCATAAGCATCACAAGTTATAATCTTAATATCATTCTTAGCAGGAGATGACGCAACCAGTTTTCTACTAATTTTAGCACGTTTTTCATCTATCTCTAAACCTACTTGTTTGATGTGAGGATATTGTTTGTGTACATCAAACATTGAGTATGGGTATATCCCACTACCAATCATGATTAAATTATTACACTTTGGAAAACGATATCGCTGTTTTTTATCTCTAAGTGTTCTTACTATCCACGCATTATGTTCAGCAGACTCATAAGCTAACTCAAGTCTATTTTTTTGAGAAAACTGAGTAATCTGAAACATCTCATCTTTGATTAACAATTTTTGCCAACGTTCTTTTGCAAGATAAACGTCATCCATTGTGAATTGATCTGATGACATTTGACGACTCTTCAACTCCTTTTAAACTAAAGTTAAACTCAACTGGTGCTGTTGATAGCATTTTTGATATTTTATCTTCAAGTTGTGAAAACTCTTTATTATTAATAACTCCGTGAAATCCGTACGGCTCAAAAGTATATGCTCTGACAAACTGCTCCATTTTTTGTCCGTCCTGTCTTGGAACAATAATAGACGGAACACTACTTTGAAGTATTTCTACAGTAGTATTATATCCTCCATAAGTAATAACTCCTGCACAATCAACTAACTTTTCTCGTAAATTAGGAATATACTCTACTAACTGCATATTATCTTTTTTGCCAGTTTTAAGTTTAGTATATTTATTAGCAACAGGCATAACAAACTCATAATCAGGAAATCTATGAGCGATTTTACTGATTTGCTTGAAAAGAAGAACGCCTTCCTCTTTATTTAGTCCTGTGCAGACGTAAACTATATTATTCTTTTTTTCGTGCTTTGGTAAACTATTATCACACACATAACCTGTATAATGCAGATTACTATTAATGTCGTCTATGATAGCTTTTGAATTTGAGTGTACAGTGCGATCACTAAACAATGGTAAAATATTAGGATCTCCGTGTACAAGTATTTTTTCTGCATAGTATTTACACACTAAGTTTTGCGAGTAGTTAACCCAATCTTGTAGCGGAGTATCATGTGGTTCATCCCATGGAAAGTCTCTAACAGAAATGATAATCTTTATATCTCTTTTACGACATTCTTCAAAGTATCTAAAGTACTCATGTGCAAATTGTTGACGGCAAAATGGAAAACCCTCACATACTAAAGTTTTGATTGAGTATTTTTCAAGAGTTTTTATAAATTGGGAAATTCTGTGTGTAATAAGCTCTTCAGTCATAATAAACTGAAATATATTTTTTACTTTAGATACGTCAAAGTCTCGTAAAAAAGATATCATTGGTACATTGTATTTTAGAGGGGGAGAAAATAACTGTTCAATTATTACTACCTCTTCAAATTTAGAAACTTCCTCAGCTATATATTTAGTTCGCTGACTATGTCCTAATCCTCTATAATACTGAGTAAGAAATCCAACTGTCATTATCTAGGTGGCGCTAAGTAGTCTTTTCCCATAGGAAAAATATTTGTAATTACTTCTGCACATGCATTGGCTATTTCTCTATGTTCTTTTTGGGTGCCGTTTGCTTGTCTCAACTCAATATAGTGTATCCAAGATCGTAGAGTTCCATTTACATAAAGTCTAGATTCCATTAATCCTTCTGGTAGAACTGCACGGGCTTGTTCCTTAGCTATGCCCATTTCTATTGCCCAAGTGTATGCTTTAATTGCTGCAAGGTATACTGAATCTTGGTGACCCAACCACTGTTGTTTTAAAGAGTTATCTTCAATATCAATTGAGTTTTGTCTATTTTTTAGATCTTGAAGTCTAGCTTCTCTTCTTACTGATTTGAGATGCTGAGTCGGATCTGCATAGCGCTGTGAAAATTCTTGAAATGAGAATGATCTATGTCTAAGTATTTGGCGAGCTATATCTCTAGTAGTTGTAATTTCTAAACAAGCACTAACCATTTCAAATGGTGACCAGTGTTTTTCACGTATTAAATACTTTAGTAGTTTATCTGATGTTTGAGCACTAGCTTGATTATCAGGATTTGAAACTCTTGCACAGTAGGCTATTAACTCTTGTATATCTCCCCCTACAAATAGCTCATCTTTTACAGGCTGACTGTAACTAATTAATCTAACTTCCATTTTTTGAGTACCTTTCAATATCTTCTCGTGAATAAAATTCTGAAGTTTTTTCACCTTTTTTCAATCCACGAATTTCGTTTTTAATTTTTTGAATAAATTTTTGAGAACGATTTTTCCAAGAAGATTCTTCTATCTGATGAACGTATTTTATCACTGTTTGTGGCAGTTGTTTTATAGAGAGAATCGCAACTTTTTTTGTTGGCTGTATAATCTGAGGGGTTTGAAAATTATTTTTAATTAAAATCCATATTTCGTTCCTAAACGTATAATCAAATAGCATTGGAGCTGATAAAATAGATAGCCCTTGCTCAAATAATACATCATGATAGGTAGTAACTTCTGCAATATATTGTGGATCTGTAAATTGTAAATATACTCCTGTAGGTATAGGTAAGTGTTTTCCTGCAGGCACAGTTATAGAATCGTTTATACAGGCTCGTAAATAAAAGTAGGGATCAAAAGTATGCTCTTGATTGAATCCCCATTCTATTCCGTGCTGCTTTTCTAGTGCAAGCGCATTAGAACTTTTCTCAACTAGTAAATTACAAACTTTTGAGTGTTGCAAGATATTGTTCACCTTCTTTACCGCTAAGAATTGCTTCTTCACAATACTTTTTAAGATTGATTAGTTTTTCATTACGTAAAAGAGTATCACGTCCTGCATTTAGATTTTGGATATATTTAGATCTTCCTTTTAGCGGTAAACTATCAAGCAGTTTATCAAATTCTTTGTGATCTTTTGCAAGTCCTTGAGCACGTTTTGGCCCAATACCTTCTATGCCTAGAATATTATCAGATTTATCTCCTTCAATTATTCTAGATAACATATACTCATAAGGGGTAGTGCCGTAATCTTCCATTAGAGAATCGACTGTAACTTCTTTTCTACCAAAAATATTAAAGACTGATACATTATCATCGATCAGCTGATAAAGGTCTCTATCTGATGATACAATCCAAGTATGATCATACCTACTAGAAATATTTTGAGTAATGTATGCTAATATATCGTCAGCCTCAACTCCTCTAAACTTTAATACTTCTTCATCAAGTTCATCGGGTAAGGCATTAAGAACTGCAAAAAAGTCTTCGTACTTTTTAACTTCTTCTTCGTCTTGTGGTTTTTTGCGTGTGCCTTTATACTCTTCGTGCATATCCATTCGATAATAACTCTTACCAAAATCAAAACATACTATTGTACGTGCAGCTTCGTAAGACTTAGATAGAGATTGAATTGTTCGGATAAAGTCTGCTCCAAATGAGTCATAGTTAGGTCTTTGAAGCCAGCGATAAGAAAGGTTATTTGCGTCTACAATTAAAAGATTGTTATATGAAGAATAATCTGGCTGTTGTAGATCAGCTAGATCATTCCAAGACTTAGTATTAGACATTGATATCTCCTGTTATTTATAAGATATAATACCAATGATTTAAGGTGTTAGCAATTACTTTTATACAGTTTTTACTCTAAAAGTTTATGTTCTTTAATTACTTTGTATAGATGATTTGCAAAATCAATTTGAGCATCCTCATCATAATGAGACTTAAACTCTCCTCGTAAAGATATTTCAGAAATTTTCCACTTTCTTCTTTTAGCCATACTCATATGATTATACTCTCCCATTGTTGCGAAAGGATAATACTTTTTATCTATTAAGTTATAGAAAGTTTTCATTTCAGGTGAAGTATCTATTAAGGGTACAGTGGTATTC